AAAAGCAGAAAGAACCCCTATAGGACTCATAATCCTATAGGGGATCTTTATTTTTGAGATCAAGTATACTACAAGGTTGAGTATTATAACCCTGCACATTTTTATTGTGGTGACTAGCTGTAAATATTGTATTACGGGGTTAGTATATTTTGAAATTGAAGAACCCACCACAATAATAAAAGAAAATGAGTAACGTTGTATAAGATACCTATAATTGTTTAATACTAACTATTTATCCCCTTACTTGACTTGGAATATGATTTATATTAATAGCTAATGAGATCACAAGAAAGTTATATAATATAGCTTAGTTAAAAACTAAGTAATGAAACTATAATATTTCAAGTTTGGTTATGTCATAACATTTTTTCAGTTCGGATTTCTATTGGGAAATAGATAAATAAAAATGATCTTATTACACTTATAATATAAACTTCCATTCTAAGCTTAACTTTACTCCATGGATTTTGTATAGTATTAAATAATATAACCAGCTTATATTATTTACTCTATATAAGTGTTAGATTATTTTGGAGTAAGCTATATAGTATAGCCTTAACAAGCTATTAAACGAATACTATACTCAGAATTAACAAAATTGGAGGTTAATAGAATGGCTATCTTAGTAGACCGTATACAACCTTTACGATTGATAAACTCTAAGTTTTATACTCCTATCAATAAGAAGAATAAACGTTTTGGTAGTTGTATATTTCTTATGGCTAAATCATTTGATGGTGTAAAAGATATAATGGATTCACCATTAGTAGAGAACTTAGCTATGTTTAGTTCATACTATGTGGAACCAAACTATAGCTATTACGTTACACCATTAAGACAAGTACAAAGTGAATCTGGTGAACTATTAGACTATCAACCAGACTTAGACCTTGTGCTTGAGGGTGACCATATAGTTACAGATGACTATATCCAAACTTGTGATCATTTAATCTTGTTTGGTGAATCTGTCGAAGGCCCTATGACTAATAAACGTCTATCTAAAATGCTATATAGAGAGCGTTTTAGAAATAGAAAAGAGATTATGGCATACTACGATACTATTAGAGAGAAATTCCCTAATATCGTATTTACCAAACTATCTATAGATAAGTATATGAATAGAAACTTATTCTATGACTTGACTTATTACACTGATGCATTCTTTACTAATAAGTATAATAAGAAGTTCCCTAAAGACTATGGAACTGATATCTTATTTACATTAATGGCTAGATTCGTTAATGATAAACGTCTTGGTTCTTATACAAAGAAAACTGTTATAGTCCCAGTACATGATTGGGCTAAAGACGCTGACCTATCTAGTTTATTTAGTATCACTAAAGATATCAATATCTTCTCCATTATAACTAGATTATATACTACTAGTTCATATGAACTAGAGTACTTCAAAGGGGTTGATTTTATCTTCCTAGGTAAAACAGGTTGGTTCAAAGTTAACTTTGATGATTTCGATAACTACGCTATCTCTAAGTTTAAACAAAATATCCGTAAACTTATTATGAGAGAACCAGTAGAAGACACTGAACGTGAAAACAAAGAAGAAATCAAAATCAAAGTTGCTGATGCTATTGAAAAGCAATCTGGTATCCAAATCAATAACGTAGATGGTTCTAAATCTAATATAGTTAAAGACGTTAGAAAAGCTGATGTGATTGATATGGATAAACCTAAAGAACCAGAAACTAAACCTTTGGATCCTCAGTCCTCTAAAGAAGAAGAGAAAGCTCAAGAAGATGTATCTAATCAGCTTAATGATATAGTAAATGCTTCTTCAGATGAAGCAGAAGCTATTAAGAAAGCTGAAGAAGAAGTTAATCTTAAAGTGGCTTTACTTAAAGCACAAGAGACTAGACATACAACTATAGATATTTCACAAGCTAGACGTAAACGTATGAGTCTATTGAATGATAAGTTCTTGAAATCTAGTCTAAATAATAAACCTATCTCTCAATTACTCGAAGAAGAAGCAGACCAACCATTAAGAGCTATGGATATTCCTGAAGTTCAATCTATTGATGAACAATGGGATGGTTTAAAGAAAGTTAACTTCGATAAGCAATACGATTTAGATGCTGATATAGTTAGAGCTATACATGCATTTACTGAAAATAAAACAATCCCTATGTCTATTATTAAGATAGATAAAGATGATACATCTACATCTGAAGATTCAGTATGGACATATAGAGTTCAGCTTGAAGATGCTAATGGTACTAGGCATAATCTTACATTCGATGTACCTAAATTGATTGATAATCGTTTTATGCGGTTACGTGGTAATGATAAGACTATATCTGGTCAGTTAATCAATCTTCCTATTATTAAGACTGGTCCGACTACATCACAGTTGGTTACTAACTATAATAAGATTATGATTAATAAGTATGGTCAACAAGGCAAGTCTACAAATACTACTGCTGCTATTATTAGATCTTTATATAAGATCTTAGAAAATAAGTATAAGGGTTGTACTACTATTAAGAAAATAGCTATAGGCTCTAACTTAAAGATTACTGCTAAATACATTCTTCCTATGGAATACATTGATATCTCTTCACAATTCTCTTATATTGAGTTTAAAGATGGTACTAAGATCTTATTCAACCAAGATGAATTACATAATGCACCTGAATTTAAAGACCCAGGTGAAGGAATACTAGCTTATGGCATCAATACTAAAGATAAGACTATTTTAGCTGCTGAAGATGATGATGTAGTTAGAATGATTAATGGTAAATTAATGACTGATGCAGCTTATCAAGAGCAGTTTAAGAAGTATTATAAGCAAGGTAAAACTGTAGCCCATGCTAGAGCATCTATTAACCAAATGAATATCCCAGTCATCTGTGTAATGGCATATTCTGTAGGGTTATCTGAAGCATTAAATAGAGCTAAAGTACAATGGAATGTATATGAAAAGAGACCTACAGGTACAAAGAACTATATTAAGTTTAAAGATGGTTTCTTAGAGTATGATGATTCACCAGAGACCTCGTTATTAGTATCTGGTCTATTTGAAATTAATACAGAAGACTATACTATAGCTGAGACTAATGGTGTAGCTATGTGGTTAGATGTATTAGACCAATATGGTGGTAGAATTAAAGCTAATGGTTTAGATGCATTCTATAACTTAATGATGGACCCTATCACTGTTGAAGTATGTAAGAAGTATAATCTTCCAACTGATTATATTACAGCACTAGGTTATGCTAGCAGTCTATTAGCAGACAATCAGTATAATAAGCATACTGATATTACAGGTAATCGTTTCCGTACTAATGAACGTTTAGCTCACTTTGTTTATAAGTCTTTGGCTACAGCATATCAATTATTCTTAGCTGAATATAAGAATGGTAGAACCGATAGCAAGATGTTTATGAAACGTTCTGCTGTTATAGACTTGACTTTAGCAGACTCTACTGCATCTGACTTAAGTATCTTAACACCATTACTTGAAATGGAAACTGCTAACACAGTTACATTCAAAGGTTTATCTGGGTTGAACTCTGATAGATCTTATAATCTAGAGAAACGTACATATGATAAATCTATGGTTAATAAGCTAGCTATGTCCACAGGTTTTGCTGGTAACGTTGGTATTAATAGACAGACTACGATTAATATGGCTATTAATGACACTCGTGGTTATATCTATAATAATAAAAACGAAGAAGGCAAGATGAATGACGTTAATACGTTATCTATTACTGAAGCATTAACACCATTCGGTTCTACACATGATGATCCATTCCGTACTGCTATGACATTCATCCAAACTTCTAAGCATGGTATGAGAACTAGACGTAGTGACCCATTATTGGTAACTAATGGTGCAGACCAAGCATTACCATATATGACATCTGATACATTTGCTTTTAAAGCTAAGTATAAAGGTATAATTACAGAGTTAACTGATGACTATATGATTATTAGATATCCAGAACAGGATATGGTTGAACACGTTGACTTACGTAATCGTATAGAAAAGAACTCTGATGGTGGTTTCTTCGTTAATCTTAAATTAGATACAGATCTTAAAGTTGGTTCTAAAGTTAAACCTGGTGATATTGTAGCATATGATAAATCTAGTTATTCTGATAACGTTGGTACTGGTAATCTATCATACAATATCGGTACATTAGCAAAGATAGCTATTATGAATACTGACGAAGGCTTTGAAGATAGTGCTATCATATCTGATAAATTATCTGGTGATATGTCTTCTGATGTAGTATTACAAATAGACGTAAGACTTAATAAAGAAGATATAGTAGACTTCATTGCTAAAGTAGGTACACCTGTACAAGAGGGTGACACTTTATTCACTTATCAAATAGCTTCAGAAGATGAAACATCTAATGATATTTTAGCTAAGCTTAAGTTAGATGGTGATGAAGCCGGAGATTTAGGTAAAATTAAAGTTAAATCTAAAGTAACTGGTGTATTACAAGGTATTAAGATTTATCGTACTAATGAATTAGAAGAATTATCTCCTACATTACGTAAGACTGTAGAAGATTATGAATCTGGTATCAATAAAACTAAGAAACGTCTTGAAAAATTGAATATATCTACAAAAGAATATGATTCTACTGGTAAATTACCTGCGACTGGTAAACTAAAACATGCTGAAGATAAAGTTCTTATTGAATTCTATGTGAAGTACGATGATACTATGGGTGTAGGTGATAAACTAGTATACTACTCTGCATTGAAAGGTGTAGTAAAATCTATCTTCCCTAAAGGTAAAGAACCTGTAAGTGAATATCGTAGAGATGAAAAAGTACATACGCTATTAGCGACACATTCTATTAATGGTCGTATGGTAGGCTCTGTACTTATTATGGCTGCTATGAATAAAGTTCTTATTGAACTTAGTAGACATGTAAAAGATATTATGGGTATTCCTTGGGATCCAGAATTGTAGTAGTATAGTCCCACTAGGTCTGTAAATTGGCCTAGTGGAACATCTTATTAAATTTTTATTTTTCTTTTCTAAGGAGGTAAATAATATGCCTGACATCGAAAACAATACAACCTCAGAAAACAAGGTTGAATATAAAGTTTATGTCAATACAAGTAAGAAACCTTTATATGTACGTGAAACACCTGATGACCGTGGTCTTATGCGTGCATTTGTACGTCCAGGTGAAGTAGTACATATTTATGGCTTTGCTCCTGGTATTATTTATGCAGTACCACCAGAAATCTCTAAAGAACGTGAGAATGTATGGGGTAGAGTTAGTGAACCTGGTAGACCAGAACGTTGGGTCCGTATCTCCTCTACATATGGTACATTTGATTATTTGGAAGAAGATACTTCTAATATTGCACAATTCCCACCAGTAGACTCTCGTACTTTAAAATACAACGATATCGTTGGTATTAAACCAGGTTCTGTAAATGCATATGGTCAAAAGATTGCTAAAGAACTTTGTTTACCAAACTGCTATCATGTAGTTTATATGCTAGATTCTTCTCGTCGTTTGACTTTGTTAGGTCATCGTGTTAAAAATGGTATTAACCAATGGATTCCAACTAAAACATTGGTTATGGTTAAACAATATGACCCATATGCTCGTTACAATAATGAAAATGCTGATGGTATGTATGCTAAAGCACGTGCTAAAGCTGAAGAGGATCCATTCCGGGGAAAATAAACGGGGAAGCTGCACTGCCCCATGGTATTTACTTCAAAGTGGCATCCACTGCTACAGATATGGCAGATAGAGCATTAAATAATTTACGTAATGAAGGTTTAGATGGTATCGGTGGAGATGCTGATAAACTTAAGAAGACAATGTCAACTGTACTCAATTCTAGTAGTACAGAAAAACTTGCATTAGGTAAACCTTTTAACCAAACAGATTTGGCAAACTATCAAATGTTTACAGAGGCTGCTGAACGTCTTGGTACTGATAAGATGTCTGATGGTGAAATACAATACTATCGTATGGCTAAAGAGATATCCAATTATAGTAATATGAGTCCTCAAGAGCAAGCTACTATTCGTCAAAGAGCAGCTGAAGTATCAGCAGACTATTGGGGTACTGGTAGTGCTGAAAATCAAAAGATGATTAAAGGTAACATTGTAACCGAATTGGGTGTTGCTGGTACAGCTGTAGACTATAGTAATGGTAGTGCTACTAAAGGTGCTAATAAAAGCCCAGTTAAAGCTGTAGCTGGTCAAGGTAATGCTGGTATGACATTAGAGCAGGGTTATAAAGCTGGTAGAGATGCCATTATAAAGAACTCTGGTAAAGATGTAGCCGCTGGACAAAAACGTGAATATGAAGATTCATTAGCATCTACTGCGGATATGGCAGCTGCATCAAACTTTAATGCTTATAATATCAATATCAATGAATTTGAAACATCTCAGTTATATCGTGTATTTGGTATGCCTTACCAATGGATGGATATAGCAGATAGACGTATTCCTGGTACTGATATAGGTAGAACTTTTGGTGCCAAAATAGCATCTAAGATACCATTATTGATTATGACACCAGGGTTACCAGAATTCTTAGCAGGATATTCTAGTAAAGAAAAGAATGCTTTGATTCAAAAGCTATCTGGTGGTGCTGATGGTATATCATTACAGTCATTAGCTGATGGTATAGTCGGTAAAGGTAAAGAAACTAAGTATTACCAATTACGTTTTGCTAAGAAAGAGTATTTTACTTATGTAAATGCTATGACTAATGCATTAGCAGCCTACCTAGGTATATCTGATGAAGATTCACCTTATGGTGGTAAGATTGGTAACTTTGATTGGTCTACTTTAACATCCACATCTTCATTGTCAAAACAGTTATCTTATTATGGCGCTGTAGCATTCTATCTAAATTCAGAAACATCTATTTCTGAATCTTTTAGTAATGATACAACTCAGTCACAATTAGCATCTAAAGTTAATGAGATGTCTGGTATGGTTAGAGAGCTACAATTCATTACTGGTTTAACTAATATCTCATTCTATGATAATGCTAATACTAGTAGTGGTAACGTAATCAATAATACTGCATCAGATAGTAAGAATGCTGGTGATAGCATGTTTGGTAGCTTTGGTACTTTCATTGATAACTTAAAGACTGGTGCTAAAACTGTATTTGCTGGTGGTAAGCTAGTATTCCCAGAAATATGGTCAGATTCTAGTCATAGTGTAAGTTATACAGTTAATCTTAAATTGACTACACCTGATTTTGATAAATATAGCTGGTTCCTAAATATAGGAGCACCACTTATCCATCTAATATGTATGGCAGCTCCAAGACAAATGGGTGCTAATGGTTATGCATCCCCATTCTTAGTCAGAGCATTCTATAAAGGGTTCTTTAGTATAGACAGTGGTATGATTGGTTCACTATCTATAACTAAGGGTACAGATGGTGGATGGACCATTGATGGTTTACCAACAGTAGTTGAAGTATCTATGGATATCAAAGATTTATATCATAGCATGAATATCATTGCTCCTGATGTAATAGGTGATTTATCTGGTAATCTATCTATGGAAAGTTCATTAAAGAATGTGAATGCTTTAACTTACCTAGCTAATATGGCTGGGGTAAATATTAACCAAACAGACATTGGTCGTGCATTTAGATTATCGTACTGGTCCATCAAAGGACAAGCTACACAGTTATTATCTAATGGTCCAATGCAAGCATTAACTCAAACTGTAATGAATAGAATAATGCATATGTATAATTAGTTTAATATAAGAACAAAAACATCCCGATAAGACCATAAGTGTCTTATCGGGATTTTTATTCACAGAAAGGAGGACACTTATATCATGAAACGTAAAACAAGACATGAGAAGCTCTTACAATATGAAGAGAAATATGGAGAAATACCTAGTGATCATTACGATAGACTACAATTTATATCTAATGAGCTAGGTATTAGTAATAAACAACAAGCTGAGATTATGGAAGCATATCATAATGCTATAGATAGTACACAATATAGTCATATTAGAGTTATACTATATGAGGAACCTGAGGGTGCACCAAGACCCAGGTTCCAATTAGTTAATAGATATAACTTAGCAAATGCTGCGTTAAGTAATGGCTCATTTGTTAAGGTATATTCACCAACTGGGTTAGAAGATAATAGTAGTATGCGTCGTATGATTGACTCTGGTGAGTTAAACCAAATACAACAAATGCTTTATACACCAACTATAGTTGAGTTTAATGCTTATCTTAAAACGCCACAATATTTTAATAAGAAAGAAACTGCATTAGCTGAAGTTGGTTTAATAAGACCTTTATCTAAACCAGACTGGGATAATATTGGTAAGAAGTATTCTGATATGTTTAATTCTAATATCTGGTTAGATGATACTCTAGTTATAGATGGTTCTGTAAGAAGATTCTATTCAGTAAAACCTAGGGTTGAAATAGATATATACTTTATGGATAAAGTATATACTAAGAAACAAGCTAAAGGTATATCTAAGTCTTTAGAGAATCAAGGAATAACTAAAGAGATAGATTATATTATCAAATAGGGAGGAGACTATGACATTGAAACAGATTATAAACACCTGGGCTAAAAGATTATGGCAAAAGCTTAGAGGTAAAAAAGAAGAGCCTAAATATGATTTATATCAAATACCAAACGGTCCAGGATTCTTTGTACCTAAAGGGACTACACCACCACAGTTCGGCAAAAATATTTCTATTCAGCTTCCTGATAGTAGAAAACCTATTAGACCACCTGCTCCACCTAAAGAAAAAGTTAAAGCTGATACTGATGGTGATAAAGTAGACTCTATGATATATGGAGTAGAGGCAATGCGTCGTTTAGAGTTAGATGAGGACGATCTAAAGCTAACTGAGGAAGAAATCAAAGAAGTGGATGCTAAGATTGATAGATGGTATAAAAAATCACCTAACTCTACGGTAAATGGTATAAAAGATATGGCTGAAAAGTTTAAGGATATCCAAAAGAACCCTAAATACCATGAAGATATCTCTCCATTACTTAGTGGTGCAGCTGTATCTAATAAAGAAGTAATTGATGGTATAACTAAAGCTATACGTGAAGTTACAAAGCCAAATAAGGACACTAAGAAACCTGTACAAAAGAAACGTCGTAAACGTACTAATTCTAAAAAGAAATCTGGTGAAAAGAAATGAGTTTTGGTAGCGGTCAATCAGAAGAAAACAAACTAAAGGGTGATACACAGCCCCCTTATGAACAGTTTGAAAAATGTGAAAGAAAAACTTGTGTATACTTAAATAATAATGGTAGATGTATTTGGGAAACATGTAAGTTTGATAATGAAGACCCTGGTTATGTACAATACTGGGACTTTGAATGTCAAGCATGTCATAAGATAGACCAACGTGATGTACGTGATATGAAACTAATGTTTTGTGATAGCTGTCTAGAACGATTGGCTAAAGCTGAACGTTTACCATTTACTTGTATCATCTGTGGTAAAACACAATCATCTCCACCTAAGGGATTCTCTACTCCTATATGTAATACATGTTTACGTAAGTTAAGAAACTCTGTGCATTGTAAGTATTGTGGAAATGCCTAATTAGTTATATATTATAACTATAGGAGGTAATAGACAATGCAAGAATTACAATCAAGATATAAAGCTAGCGTAGAAGGAATCATTATATCTAATATGATTCCTTACCGTGTATTAAATGATTTAACTATTAGAGAGTTTGCTAATAGTGATGCTACAGGTTTAAATATTTATATAGACTTGTATCATATCTTTAGAGACTTCTATAAGAATAATATGCTTCTTATAGCTAAACATGACTTAGTGGCATATATAACTAATTTAGTTGGTCACTATAGAGACTTTTATAGAAGATACTTTGGTGTACATACAAAGTTCTTCTTAATTTATACTACAGGATATTTTCCTACGGCTGTAGATGAGTTACCAACTTATAATCAGAATTCATTAAATGATTATGAAATGTCTATAGGTATCAAGGAATATCTTGAGCATAATATGTACGTATTGAATATACTTTGTAAGTATCTTCCAGATATATACTTTATTGAGGCTCCAGTAGACCCATCGGTATCAATCTATTCTATTATGAATGATGAGTTTGCTAGTGGTAACTATAATCCTAATATCATTCTAAGTAGATCAGTAATGAATCATCAATTGATTCCTATATCTATGACACAGACTATACAGATTAAGCATTTGTATAGATATGGTGAATTAGAATGTAAAGCTATCAATATTGATAACTGTATCTTAGAATATATTGATAGTCTTAAACGTAATATATCTGAACCAGAACTAATTGGAACTATCCCTAGAGATGCTTTAAGTTTAATTATGGCATTATTAGGAGTAAAGCAACGTAGTGTAAGTGGTACAGGTATACGTACTGATAAGATTATTAAAGTAGTGCCACAGTTCTTAGCTCATAAACGTACTAATTATATTAGTAGCTTTGCTGATATAGCCGAGCTATGTCAGTTATTGAATAAGAACTTAGACCCTAATAAAGTATTTAGTAACTTTAAAGCAGTTGATGTATTACATCAATACAATAAGTATATATTAGCTGGTAAACCAGTTGAGGATATAAGATGGAATGTAAATCTAATAGATCCTGATATGGTAAAGAGTCTTAATAATAAGTACTTCTCTAACCACCCATTGGATCTAACTAGACTATAGTCCTCAACATTCTAGTACAAGGGCCACTATCGGTCCTTGTACTTTATTTTTTTTTCTTGAGGTGATACATATGCAGCTCACTTATGAATATATGGCTAGGATAGATTTTAACCATCGTAGTGGTAATGAATCAAAATCATATCCTATAGAGCAAGAGAATATAAAACAGATTATCATCAATAAAGAATATGATGATCTTAATATGCCGATTATAACGGTAACTATGAGTGTCGATACGAATATAGTTGACCTAATGATCAAAGACAATAAAGAATCAACTATGATATTGACTATTAATAAGAAGAATACTAATACACAGTCGACTACAAATATAGTAGAGGCTTATATAAAAGAAGAATGTACATATCTCATTGAGGGTGATGTAAACCCTAATAAAGAATGGGATAATAAAGCCCCAACAAAAGAAGAAGCTGAAAATAAAGATAAGTTTAGACTTATTCGTGTTGGTCTACTATCTAAACGATTAGCTGATGCATTACAAAAACCAGCCAATCTAACTGTATACAATTCTAATATGCAAGATATAGTTATGCAGTTATTAAATAATGGTATCCCATTACTAATGGAACCATTTGATTACAAAGACCCTATTCCTCAATTGATATTGTCCCCTAAAGAATCTCTATCTAAGTCTTTAGACTACTTAAACAGCGTAAAAGTATTCTATGAGACTGGTTATAGATTCTTTATGGATTTTGATAATACATATCTTGTATCTAAAGCTGGTAAATCTGTATTACGTAAGAATGATAGATACCCAACTATTAAGATTGATGTAAAACCATTGATGGGTGAAGATGGTATGGTTCGTGGTATAGAAACAAACGATACAGATAAAGTATATGATATGATTGTACCTATGAATGATACTAACTTTAATAGTGATGATCTAATAGATAAATCTATGGAAGGTATCGCTGCTGTAGTTGATGCATCTAAGCAAAAGCAAGAATCATTCCTAAAGAAACATAAAGGATTTGGTGGTATCTTAGGTGCTTATAAGAATATCCTTAATATTATGGATAATGTAAAAGTCTTCTCTGGGCAAGTACGTAATGTAGTACAGAATATACATAGAACTACATATGAGATTAAGGGTAGAATGATTGAAATGAAAGAGCAGGTTGATGATTTTAAAACAACTACTCTAGATCTATACAATCAGACTAAAGCAACTATAGCATCTTTACCACAGGAAGCATTACAACAAATCGGTCAAATAGATGATGTAAAGAATATACTGACTCAGATAAATGAAGCTAACGATAAGTATGGTAAATACATCAATAAATGTATACCTAACTTTGATGAGTATGTAAAAGCATATACTGGCCAGATATATAATATCGAAGGAACTAAAAACTATGTAGGTGGTATTAAGCCTATAAACTTCCAAGATAATCTAGGTAGTTTACAAACATCTTGCTGGGACTTTAAGAAAGATGCTGAGAAAACTGATGCAACCCATAAAAAAGGTATGGCACAATTCTCTAGAGGGTTTGTAGGTTGGTCTCAAAATATAGGTAATATATCTACAACGTTAATGGATTTACCAGATACAGTTACATATTGTATTAACCCAAAAGACCCAGTAGATTCTAGACAATACAAAGAAGTAGATTTAAAACACTTAAAGAAATTTAGTGCTCCATTTCAAGAGATGTTTACTAGTGCTGATGCTTATGGTAAAGGAATTACAAAAGATACAGCGACTATGGATGCCTCAAACAAGCTAAATAGGAATGCTGGTGCAACGATAAAGGCGTTTGTAGACAAGGCCCAGGGTATACCCACAGACTTTAGTAATAAATTGCTTGAGGGTGGCAATATGGTAATTAAGGACTTTAAATCACAAGCCGACTCTGCTAAGCAAATGTTTATAGATAATAAGCAAATGTATAGACAGCAATTCAATAGTATGCGTGATACATTCAATGTAATCAAACAAGGTGCTCAATTATCTATTGATAGTTTTAAAGACTTAGGTGATATAGGTTCTGATGGCGAATCCTTGGTAAGTATTGCTTTAGATACAGTAGAGACATTAGCTAAACAAAAGATTATTCGTTTACCTAATGACAATATCAATATCTTAAAGAATATTAAACATGCATTAGATTTACAAAAGACTACTATTACAGTTCATAAACTAGAATTGGATAATGATATATTCAATATCAATATTAAATATATGATTAGTAATGAAACAGAAAAGACTACACGTAGTGGCGAGTATATACTAGTTTCTAAACAAGAAGTATATGATAATAATGGTACTACACTTGTAGCTAATACAATTCTCACATTCCACAAACTTCCTTCTGGGAAAAAGAAAGAATAGACAAAAAGAAGTCCCATATAGGCAATGCCTATATGGGAGTTTCTTTTATTTATTTAGCAGGTTGATTTTGTTGATCATCATTACCTTGGGATTGCTGTTGGTTATTATTACCATTATCCCCTTCGTAATATTTAACGTGTTGCTTAATGATTTTATAGAAATCAGAAGCAAAGCGTTCAGCTGCAGCAATACGGATAGACATCAATGTAGCCACTGTGGAAGTTACACGTTTAGCATATTGCTGTACGTTGTTATTACCACTACCATTAGGTTTATTAGGGTTTTCATTGATTTTACCAGACAAAGAATCTTTGCTATCTTGATTACCGATAGTCTTTTGATTTTGTTGTTGGTTATTAGCAGCTGGTTGAGATGGTTGATTACCATTATTTGCTGGTGCTGGGTTATTGCCACCATTAGCATCATCTTCTAAGAATAATTGATCATTGTATAAGAACGCAGATTCATTTGCTTTTTGTTGTTGGTTAGTATTAGCCAACTTAATTAAGTTATCTACATCAGCCAAGGCTTTATTCTTATCAGATTCAAATAATTTAGTTAGGTTATCAATATTCAAACAGTACTCGGCTAATTCTTTCATATTCTTGATTTGGTAAGATACTACTTCTTTAGAACCATAGAAGAATGTCTTACATTTATCTTTGAAAGTTTCACCTTCAGCATTACCTACTAAAGAGTTTTCCAATTCTTTAACAGCATCATCTACAGATTTAGAGCCACTAGCAATAGCCTGAGTATCAGAAGTAATCTTAGAAGATAGATTATTGATTAAACCAGCGTTGCTAATATTAGCTTTAGCTTTATCATAGTCAAACATTTTAAGATCACTAATAGCTTTGAACTCTTTATCCATTACCGCCATATTCTTTTGGATATACTCTTTAGAGATACCAGTGAACTTCTTGAACCAATCAGAAGATTTAGTGTAGATATTATTGATAAAGTCTTTAAGTTTACCTAAGAAACCAGAGAACTTATCAGCTACCCCTTCGTTGATTCGTTGAAGTTTATTTTCCACATCAATTTTCTTAGCAAATGTAGATGCTTCAAGAATACATGCTTCAAGATTTACAGATGTTTCACTTAATTTGATCAAGTGTTCTAATTCAGCTAAACCATCTTTATCACTAGAAGTCAATGCTACAAGGGATGTAGCTAATTTGATATCAGAGTTTTTAGAAATAGCTTCTGGTGCTGTTAAGTAAATAGCTTTAAGTAAAGTTACACGATCAGATTCAATAGCTTTTTCAGCTAAGAAGATAGAATGATTGTATTTATACAAATCAGTCAATGCCATTTCTTGTAATTGGTGTAACAAAGCTTGTTCAAGCTTAGCTACTTCACGTACAGTATCAGCATTGATTTCACCCATCTTCATGGAATCTAATTTACCAAAGATATAGTCATATTCTTTGATAGCATTTTCTTTACCTGTTTTAAGATCAGTAAGCTTTTCTTTCTTATTAGTGTCTAGTGTTTTCAATAACTCACTAGCATCTTCTAAAGTAACTTCACGAGCTTCAATAGTAGGGTTTTCGACTTTCTCGATCAATTGCATATAAGTCAAATGATCTTCTTTACCCATTACAGAACCACGAATACCAGACTCTAATACGTTGAAGTTTTCACTGATAGTTTTAATTACACCATCAAGATCTTCTTTAGGGTTATGGTAGAAGTTTTCATAGATTTTGCTAATAGATTTGAATGCATCTTTAACTGCTGGAGTATACTTAGACTCTTCGAAGAATAACTTCTTAAGCTTAAGTCCTTTACAGTCAGCTTGGTTAGCAAATTCTTTTAAGAAACGTTTATCTTTAGAACTTACATAAGCTAATGTAGATACAGCATCATTGTAAGATTTACCATATGCTTCTACAATAGACTTTAAGTTCTTACGGTATACGTTATATAAGTTTTCACTTACGGCTTTGTATTTAACTACATCACCGTCAGCAGCTAATACACCACGGTAGAATTCTTGTAGACCTTTAGCTTCGTGGTTACGGATATCTTCTACTAGAGAATACATAAATTGTTTACGGGAAATATCACATTTACCAGTAACCAACTTATTATCAGTAGCATCCATAATATAACTAAAGGAGAATTGTTTATTTTCCATAAGTTACCTCATAAAAAAATATTTATAAGGTATGAGGATGTACCCCATACCTTATAAATTATTTTACATAATAGTCAGTTTACGAGTAAACTAAAATTATTTAGCAGCTTTGATGTAAGCAGTACGTGCAAGACGCATTACTTTTTGACATGCCGCAGTTTGACCTTTGATGAATACGTTAGTCAAGTTAGCGGATTGCATAATGATAGCACGGAATTTAGTATATTTGTCGCTTTCATTTTCTTTAGGTGCTTTGAAGATAGCTTCAGTAGTTTTGCTGATAGATTCAACAATTTTGTTGGAAGATTGAATAGCACGGAATGCAGCATCGCCGTTATTCAATACACGTTCGATATCAGTTTGTGCTTTACCGAAAGTAGTTTCTTCTTCTTCACCAATAAGATCTTTAACTACAGCGTCAACAGAAACGTTTTCACCGTCATCAGAAAGTTTCAAACGTTCTTTGATATCTTTTTTGATTTGAGCAGCGTCTTTTTTGTCTACAGCGCCTTTTTCTGCATTAGCAGCCATACGTTGGATATCAGCTGTAGTAATAGCAGCATCAGGAGCTTCGAAACAGCTTTTAGAGTCTTTAACCCATTTAACTGTAACATCTTTGCTGTCTTTTACTTTGTCTTTGTATTTTTCAAAAACTTTTTTATTATCGCTAGAGAAGCGACCTAAGATTTTAGCGATGACGTTGCTAATGAAAGTTTTGATTTTAGCAGCCCATTTTTTAATGAAGTCGATAACTTTTTTACCAACCTTTTTAAGAGTGTCAATAACGCCTTCTTGAATAGCTTCTTCAGAAGCGCCTTCACGAAGCATAGTCATTTCACGGAAATCAGCCATTACTAAATCAGTGAAAGTTTCTTTGTCGAATTCGGCACATTCCATCATGATTGTGTCCATGCCATATTCGCTAGTGTACATTTCTTTATTTTCTAATACAATACCGTCATCTAAAACGGATTCAGTGAAGAATGCCATATTAATTAGCCTCCATTTAATTAAAAAGTATTAACGTTAATATTTTTCCTATAAAAGGAAGATGCTCTATACATATTTGTTATTAGATTATATCTAAATCAAGTAATTCTGCATCTTCTTCTACTTCATAAGATTCGTTTTTACTACCTTTAAGTTTAAGTAAGAATACGCAAATATCATGTACAGTTTCCATGTTTTCACGGATTGCACGGAGTTGTTGATTATGCATAGTTAATATAAATCGTTCAGCTTGGATACGCCAAATAGCAAGAGATGCTAACCATGCGCCTGTAAACTTAGCTTCAATGATTTGTTCAATTTGTTTAACTAAATCGTTATATGCAGTTACATTTAACCGTTGTAGTTTTAACCAGTCGAAGTCTAAGAAGTCAATCATTTCATCAATATGGGAAGCGATGAATGCTTGACCGATTTCATCTTTACCAAAGGAGTGATTTTTAATAGCTCTATCAAATAGCTCACCACTTTGTAATTGACGTCGTGTTGTTGTTGGAGACACCGCACTGAAGAAGTGTTGGAATTGGCCAACGATGTTCTTAAATGGGGTTGCAATAAAAGAAGTAAATAAGTTGATATGGTCAAATAATGGTTTACCATATAATGTATTTACAACAAAGCGTTTAGAATATTTCATCTCTGCATTAGCTTTGATGATACGTACATTGTTTTCATCTTCTACTACACGTTGTAAGTTGCCGATAGTATTGCTAGTATACCATTTGTCTGCAGCTTTCATAAGAGTTTTAATAATACCATGATCGAAATATTCATTTTTAGTAGCTTCATTAGCATACCAACATTCGATAGCGACTTCAGAAGCACCTTCAGCGATAAGCTCTTGTTCTTTATCGAATAACTCTTGGATTTGAGTATCACAAGATTCAATAAGAGAATCTAGTGTATCCATATTATCTTCAGCTTTTTCAATCAAAGCACCAATGTCATCGACTAATAATAGTTCGTCCATTTTTTAATTCCTTTACTAAACAATAACAAATTCAATATCTAATTGATTTTCTTCAGTATTAGCAGTATTGACATTCAAGAACTCAGGAATACGTCCAACAATCATTTCATCTCTACGATAAATATGCTGAATACCAGGACCGTATCCATTGAATTCCAAGAACTCAAAGTATACTAATACATCTTTATACTTATCAGTAATGTATGTGATAAGATTAGGTATATGAAGATCATTGATTTGAGTGGTATCTTCGATATATAATCGAATATCATTCTTAATCAATGTAATCATCTCTTTAGTACTAGTATTGATAAACTTAACTCGGAATCGTAAACTTAAGTTAGTTCTATTCAATGGTTTACCATCTTCTACATAGAATAGTTTAGATGGGCCATATGTATTAAATAACTTAAAGTCAATACCGAATGAGTCTTCTAGCACATTCAAGCACTGATTGATATGTACACGTTTCTTCTCTAAATCTAAGATAAACTTTTGTAATTTCATCTCAGTATTAATGAAAGACCAACCAACCATAGGAACTTTATCTATAGTATAGCTTAGTGTACCATTATCCAACTTAGTGACTTTAACTTTAGATTCGATAATGTCAGAGTAGTTATACATAAAGTCTACACCACCACGAGTGTTGTAGATATTAGTAAGACTATATCCGTCTAAGTTACCACTAGTGAAGATTTGTTCAGACTTATATGTACCAGCACTATCTTCATCTTTATTCTTAATGAAAGTGAATACTTTAAACTGTGTATTGTTTGGCATATATCCATACAAGTCATTATCAGAACCAGCTTCTTTAAGATTTAAGATCTTAAGTTGGTTTAGTGTATCGATAGAGTTGTCTGTTTCCATATCAAACTCATATAAGAAAGAGAACTCTGTTTCATTGTACTTCTTGAATTTACCTTGAGTCCAACGTACAGGTTTCTTATCTTTATAGAATACCCCTAAGACTTTAAGATCTACACTAGTAATTTCATCAGGATCTAGTTCATTGTCTTTATGAACTACACCGATATTTCTATCGATATTTTGAACTAGCTTAACTGTGCATTTGTAAGTATTCTTATCAGTGAAGTATTCTCTCTTCCAGTTAAGATTATTACAAATAAATTGGTACTTGGAAGCTTTATTGATATACTCAAACTCAAGAGCTTTCTTAGTATCCATATAATTAATATAATATGAAGCATACAGAGGACTCTTATTGATTACAATCATAAATGGATTGAAGTATAAAAACTTAATCTTATTTATAGATTCTAAATCTTCTTTTGATCTATCATAAATGACTTTACCATTACCACCAGCATCATACTGAATAGTATTACCAGTATTGAAGATATAGTTTTCACTAGATACATTATCAAAGTCACGTCTAATCAATTCTATAGGAACTGTATTAGTTGGAATCATTTGTGTATCAGTGCTTGCTAAAAGATAAGCATAGTATAGACGATATAATGGAGATTCCATCTTCTTGAAGAAGTATAACTTATTCTTAGGTAAACCATAGCTTAAAGAGTTAAAGAAGTTATTAACGTCTTTAGAGTTGGTTACACTACCACGAGCTAATGCTTCTTTAGGAATCATCAATTTTAACTCATCAATAGTCTTCTTATCCAAACCATCTTCAGATGCAGGTAAGCCTAATGGATCACCTATTGGAGTAATAACCATGAACAAACGGTCATAGTTAAATCTATCACTGATAGGATATAGTTGGATAGGGTCTATATATTTGAAATTACCTTCGGAACCCTTGGTGGTATATAGATTGACAGAAATCTCAGAGTTCATACCAGGAATATTAGAAGTATCACTAAATACCAATCTAATAGTCTTCTCATCTATATATGTATAACTACAGTAGTTAACTTCACTGCCAGTATGTAACCCTTCATATATAGGTAAGAGCTTAACTGGTTGACTACCATAGTTCTTAATAGTTACATCGAAACCAGCTAACTGGTCATCGAATGTAAACTGATAAGTTTTATTCTCAATAGGGTTTCTATTAAGAATAGTAGCAGTGTTTTTCGTATACGTATATTGACGTATACGACATCTTACTGCAATCTTTTGTTCATTCTCATCAAGAATCCGACCAACTGGTGGCAAGTATGGGTCAATGATTTCAAATGAATCAATAATTGGATTATAAGCAGATAAGTCATACTGTGCAGTATATACATAATCACCGTCTGGTAATACCACACGACGAATTAGGATATCATATTCAGTATGGAATTCAAATCCACCAATATTAATAGCTACTTCTCTATCAAATGTAAATACATCATTACGCATATTAGCTAATAGCACATCTTCAGAGATAGTAAATACTATATCCATATATGCAGGTCTAGCATTAATATTCTTAATACCTAAACCTAAAGCATGAGCAATAATATTCTTTTCGAATTTAGCTCTAGTTGGAATAGCTTCATTACCAAACTCCGAAGCCATAATGATATTATTTTGTAGAGATGTAGAGAATACGTCACTTAGATAACCAAATATACCCATAGATAGGGTAAGATCATCTTCTTGGATATGTTTTTTCTTGACAGCATCAATATATGAATTAAGATCATAAATATTAGAGTTCGTCAATAGTTCATTAGCCATTAATCTCCCCCTTCCTAAACGTTATATTTCTCACGATATCTAGCATATTCTTGTAAATTCTTTCTAGCCTCATCATACCCTCTAGGGTTTTTGTCAGTGAAGTTATAAGAATCAGATGGAGCTTTCCATTTAAGTTTATAGAACTTATATTGATTCTTACCATCACCATTAAGACCAGCAATATATGGAGCCTGCATCCAATCACCAGACCAACCATCTAAGGCATCTATATAACCACCACCAGCGGCATTACCACCAGAATATAGACTACATAGTTGATTGAACTCGTGCAATGTATCAACTTCCATATCGAAAACAAATGTAGATTTAAAACTAACTGTAAATCTTAAATCAGAACCGTCTGCCATGTCACTAAATACATCACGTGGTACTGTCTTAGGGTACACACCAACATACTTAGCCCAATAGATGATATCTTCACCACCAGAATCCTCAGATACTATGAACTTATACATAGACATTTGGTCATGGATAATACGTTGCATAGCATAAGCTTTATTAGGCTGATTGATTCTACCAAAGTGCTTCAATCTAGAATATTCATCAAACAGCTTGAAAAACATGTAGACCTCTAGATACTTAGTATCTAGAAACTCTACACTGAATTCATGGTTTTCATCACTCTCTATTGAAGTCCCTCGATAGAATACAGAAGAACCTAAAATATTTCTAGATGTCTCATAGTCATTGGCTACACTAATAGCTGGCAAATCAACATTAGAAGTTTTCTGGTTTGAAAGAAGATTAACGAATGGCTCAGAACGATTTTGAGAATAGCATAGTTGATGCAATACCTCAGGATATTTAGTTGCTGCTTCTACGAATAGCGGGTTATTGGCTACAGAGTCAATGAATGTTTTAGACATATCATTACTACCACCACTACCAATAGAAAAGTTCTTATCATGTAAGAAGATTTGTAAATCTGGTTTTGTAAAGAATATATATTCTCTAGTCATACCGACACGATTATACGGATCTATCTTAGAGAACCTAGCAAATCTATGATATCTATCTAGAGATGTCGGATTGTATATACCATTCTTTTTAATGAATTGCAACATCATTTGGGAATCAACCGTAGGTTTAAGATTCTTATATTCTTGATTATTCTCGGTTAAAGTTTTACCCTGTCTGATGTCAGTTGTTTCATCGGACATTCTCAGTCTCCTTTCTTTATAGGATTATAGAGATGTTTCAAAGATATCTTTAATTGTATACTATAACTATGAATAAGAGATAAGAGTCTAGCTGATAACTCATTAGAGTTAACTCTCCCTCCAAAGTTTTGTTTATTGGACATCGATTAAAGGAAGAGGTAACCACTATGAGCAGCTATGATTATGATACTAACGAGATTACTAATATATACGATGATGTGTATGACATGAGTTATTTAGGTAACTATGTAGTCACCGATGATGATATCAAAGTTAATCAGGTAGAAAAGATAAATCTTAGACCAGCTAAAGAAGGAGAAGTTCTTATCGACCAAGACGGTAACATTTACTATTCAAGTAGAATCGTTCATAAGTTAAGAAAAGATCTTTTGGAGAATGCTGTTCTTGTGGATGAGCTATTATCTTTAATCGGTCCTGGTAAAGACTATAATTGTGGTGATGATGAGATTATGAGAACACCTGAAGAGAAATGTTATACATACAAAGAACGTATGGAACTCGCTAGAATATATGCCGAAGAAGACGGTTATTATGAAGATATATTGGACTGTGTTAATGATGCAGAACCAACGTCTATATTTATTAAGTAACTATTTTATATTCGGCTAGGCTTTTATTTTTTGCCTAAATGGGGCCAGTTTAACATAGTAGTAAATTTCAATATTGAATTTAGAATACGTATTTTAAGGAGGACTATAATGTCTTACATTCAAGAATCAATCCTCAGCGACATCATTAATGTCTATGACAATGTAACTGCTGATGATTTCAGTTTAGACAAATTATTACCGACCCAGGCTGGTGGATATAAGTCTTTCAAGTCTATTAATAGTGCTACTAAAGACTTGGTGCTTACGTTCCCAGTTATGTTTAGCCGTAATATGGAATTAGCAACAGCTGAGCTAATTGCTAAAGCACTTGAAGCTAAGTATGCAAACTTAGTTAAAATGCTTTTAACTGCTATGGCCATTACTAATGCTACAGATGCTATTGATTACGTTAAGAATATTCATAGCAATATGCAATTTAATGATGGTATTGATGTAGATGATTATCTTACTATCAATAGTAAGCTAGCAAAAGAAGCTGGTGCAATGACTATGTTTACACCTGGCACTAAAGCCGTATATGAAAACTATAAACATAGTTTAAAACATAGCTTACCATTAACTAATACTATCATTACCGAAGCAGACACTAAACGTAATGGTGGCGACTCTAAACCAGGTAGTATTGGTAAACTAGAACAAGAAAAAATTGATAAGGTCAACCAACAAATACCTTTGATGATGAAAGTTAACTTCATCTCTAAAGCTACAGGCCGTCCTATTACTACATCTGCTTATTTAGGTATCAAATGTAAATTATTCGACGTAGCTGGTTTAGATATCGTTCAACGTATTGTATCTAAGAACTCTTCTGCTATCAGCTTATTCAACTTTATCCGTGCTACATCTCAAGAAATTGGTTTCTGGAGAGACTTTGTATTTGCATTAAGCAAAGCTAAAGTCGATGCTATTTCCAATGCTCGTAATGGTTCCTCTTCTAAAATGTGGAAAGCTTTAGAGCAACGTGCTACAAAATCTAAACTTAACCAATTCTTCCGTCAAAAGAATGATGCTACAGCTATCACTTCTTTATTGGTAACTACAGATGAAGTTGAAGAATTGAAAAAGAATAATGACATTGATCTTTCCAGATCTAATGTAGCTAGAAAGATTATGTCTGACTACAACTTGCTCTGTATTGGTATTGTAGATGAAACTACAGAATCTGTAGCTTTAATCTTTGATACAGGTGATGATGAATACGAATTAGTACGATTCAAATCCTTGAAGAAAGATAAAGATATGGATGCTAAACAAATCGTTAACTTATTAACTAAAATGGCCTAGTAGGAGGACACATGACTAAATACTTTAAAGAAGCCTGCTCCTATATGGATTTGGGTGATAAAGAAACATTAGCAATCGTGTCTGCTGTAAATGAAGCAGACCAACGAATGATCATGATGAATGTATCCAATAAGATCTATGATTTCATTAAACTTAAAGCTAATGAAGTAGACTTTGGTGATATCCCATTATCTAAAGGTGACGTACAACGTTTACGTCACTATAAACTAGTGAAACAAACACTAGATGCTTTAGAACGTCTTTGTGCTTCTCGTAATATTCAATCTAAAGCATTAAAGACTACTAAAGAAGCGTTAGCTAACTTAGAAAAAGATAAATACGCTTACGTTGGTGCATTCATGCGTAACTTAGATTACCCTTGTACTATTTATAATTTCACTGTATTGTCTATCATCGCTTCTACTAGTATGATGGTATCTGCTATTACAGAATATATCATGGACAACGAGGGTACAACTAAGTTCGCTATGGAGTCTAAACACTTTAATGTATTAGACGACAACGTAGTTATCAAGAATCTTGAACGCTTTAATGAAAACTCCCGTAATGGTAAATTGGCTAAAGCATTATCTTTATTCACTAAAGCACATGCCCGTGGTATCTTAGGTACTATGGCAGCTATCTCTATGATTGGTGCTGGTATTTACTTGATCTTCAATATCATTCCTATCTTACGTGAAATTGTATACTATTTCTACTTCTGTAGAACTAGCTTAGCTGAGTATCTTGAAGTACAAGCAAGTATGCTAGAAATCAATGCTTCTAAGATTGAATATGATGATGATATGAAAGATGCAGCTGATTACCAACGTGACGTTGCAGTTAAGTTCCGTCGTTATGCTGATAAATTAGATATCAATGATAAAGCAGCTACAGCTAAGATGTCTAAAGAAATCAAAGAAGAAGATTCTTCTAAAACTAAATTTAAACATGATGACATTAGTGACAGCATTCCTGATTCTGCTGGTGCTAATAGCAGTCTATTCTAGGAGGTTAATGATTAATGAATATTAAAAATAAACCTAGAGGAATTACATCTGGTTCTTTATTTTTTGAAGCAGTACAATCCGCTAGACGTGAAGAAATCGTAAAAGGTTTAAAAGAATTAGAATACCAACCAGTACATGAATCTGCAGTAGCAAGTAATCTATATGATCAAATTGCTAATCGTAGTAAAATGACTAAACGTCGTCAAGACTTCTCTAATTCTGTACGTAATGGTCTTATCTTTGAAGCTTTGAATATTTTATTCGAAGCATCTGCTAGTTATCCAATGATGTCTGAAGATAACCGTACAATCAGAAATAAAGTTATCTCCAATTTCATTGAGCAAACTGGTTCTGATAAAATCTTATCTACACTAAGCAAAACAAATGCATTCACTGCACAAATTGCTAAGTATGTAACAGAAACACATAAAGCTATCATGGAAGATAATGAAGAAGCTTTAAAATCCAATGACTTAGATGAAGAACCTAAAGTTTCTCCAGATGATACTGAAACATTCGTTGATAAAGTAAACTCTGATGAAAACAAAGAAGAAATCCAAGACATTGGCGATTCTGTAAAAACTCATGTAGCTAATGGTATTGAACAATTCATCATTGCTAATATCGAAGATAAAGAGCACATCAAAGATGTATTACAAAACGTAGAAGACAAAGTTGCAACTATCCAAGCAGCTAATGCTGAAGAGGAAGAAGAGATTAAAGAATCTACTATCCAACGTGGTAGATTGCAAATTAAGAAACGTTTGGATACTCGTAAAGTAGGTTTATATGAAGCTATGGTTCGTGACCTATCTAAGAAAGCTTTAGCTAATCCAGGCTATGGTATGATTACTGAATCTGGTACATTAGATATGGATAAAATCACAGCAGCTTGTGAAGCTACACTAACTATGATGGTATTATCTGAAGCATTAGGATTCTATATTCCTAATGATATCCAAAAACAATACGACTATCGATAAGAAACACAAAAATACCCTGTATAGGCATTGCCTATACAGGGGTTTCTTTTCGTTAAAGTAAACTGTTTTACAATTGCATACTATAAATGTGTATGGTAGATACAGCTATCGGAATTAGCTGTATCTAAATTTACCCATACACGGTGTGTTCTCCACCGTCAAAGGAGGTGATCCTATGACGTCAGAAAGAGAGAAAATGTTGGACTGGTGTAAACTAGTCCCAGACATTGATCGTATGAGAATCGAGTCTGAATCGATTCCATACGTTGATAAGTTTGGTGTTTTACAACACCCATCTCCTCTACCTGTTAGAGGAGGTGCATCAGCTAGACTGATGGACAAATATGGTGTAAGGTAGTTTGACTACCTTCATGGGTAGGTATTCACTCATCTACCCATGAACCATTATTTTTTATAAAGTAAACTGAGTTATAGTTATATACTATAAATGTGTATGGTAGATACAGCTACCGCAAATAGCTGTATCTAAATATAACCATACACGGTGTGTTATCCACCGTCAAAGGAGGTGATCCTATGACCGGAGCACAAATGAGATATTTTAATCTCAACGCAGGTTATAAAGCTAATTTTGCACTAAAAGTAAGATTAGCTTTATCTGTGGTACACAATTATGAGAATGGTAATTCAAAAAACTATTCTCATAATGAGTATATGGATTGCTTATCCTTTATCGAAGGATTAGAACCATAATACTCTAAACAAAACAATGTGTAGAAGAGGTTCGCAGCCTCTTCTACATAATTGTTTTATTTTTTGTAAAAAATTAAAAGTCTTCTAGTTCAGACATAGCTTCTTGTACAGCGTCAACGATTTCTTCAGTAACACCTTCATCATCAGTATCACTGTCATCTTCTGTACCAGCATCATTCATTAATTCGATTTCAGCCGCATCATTTTCATCATCAGCATAGATATCGATTTCTTGAGGTTCTAAACCTTCAACTGCATCGATGTCGTCACCATCGTTATGAGTATCATCTAATTCTACATCAGAGATAGCATCAGTTACAGTGTCAATAACATTATCAACTACATGATCATCTGCACTACCAGATTTAACAATATCAATTACAGCAGTAGCATCACGGTCTAAGTCTTGTCTAATTACATCAGCCATTGTTACAAAGCTCCTTTTTTAATAAAAATCATCATAATCATCATCGTAATCGTCGTCATCATCGATTTCTTCGCCATCAATAACACGATCAAGATTGTTATCATCTACATCATCTAAGTAATTAGCTGTGTAGTCATCACTTGCAGGATCTACATCAACATCACCACGATGTGTATCGTCAATTAATAGATCCAATGTAGTATCTTCACTTAGAACGTCTAGAAATAGTTCACCTTCTAGATCTTCTTGGAAGAATCGGTCTAAATCATTCATATTTTTTAACCTCCATAAGGACTATGAAATTATGAATATGTTGGACTTACCCTCTTTTAGCTATATCTGTACTAAGTAGATTACATTTATCCATTAAGATATAGATAATCACTGGTAGATAGTAGAATAGTTCATTTAGAGGTCTATCATAATTGAACTCTTCTAGTTCTCTTAGAACCTCTTCAGTGAAACGTTTATCATTTCTACGTAAGAAATACTCTATAAGAATATTCTTATAGAATCCAGGTTCTGTTCTATCATAAGCATCTGCTTGTTGAATACGTCTTACTGTATCATCATCATAAGCACTGATAGGATAATAAGCACCAGGCCTATATAAATGTACGTAATAGTATTCTTCTAAGCATCTAGCCAGCATAGAAGTTTGGTCTGTAACTAATGTAGCATTTAGATTAGGATTACATAACACATCAACTTTACCTTTCTCTACAGCATACTGGAATGTACGCTTATAGTCTAATGGGAAAGTCTGTGGCATATATAGTTGATGATCCATAAATAAGTATGGTAGTTCTGGAGAGTTCATACAATCAGTACGTAATATAAACTCTATCATGAAAGGATCATAGAAATTACGATCATCATACTTAAAGATATATGCTTGAGTTCTATCACTATAGAAGTAGCTTCTAAAGATAGCTCTCAAACTATTACAGATATTTTCTAATCTAGTGATATAATCATAGTCTGTACTTCTAATAAGCATAGATAGGTTAGTACCTTGGTTACCGACAACCATTTCATACTCATCTGTAGCTAAGTTATCTAGCTCAGTAGTATCAGCATCCATAAGACTTAGTTTATAGCTAAGCTTATACATATTAGCACCATTAGGCATAGTATCTAAAGATACAGCTGTAATCTTAAATACAGCTTTATCTTTCATATGGTTAATGATGAAATAGTCTTGAGGGAATGGTTTGAACGCATTAGGTACTAAGTAAGCATCTCCTTCTACGGAACTACCTTCAGCACCAAAATCACCAGCATCAATATCTATGGCAATTCTATCTATACCAAATAATACTACATCATTGATCTTATTAAATCTAATGCTACTATCTTTATCAGTAAAGCTATACATCATAGCTGTACCCTCATCGATAGTTGTCTTTTCAGTATTGATATTATAATACGTTACTGTAGTCGGAGCCTTATCTATGAATGTATAGAAGTTATTATCAATTCTATCGACCATACTATTTGTCATTGAGTTGACAGTATTGATATAGGTCTTATTTGCTATTTTACCCATAGTTATTCCTCCTTGTGTACGATTACCTATCTGTTAAAGACAAAAAATAAACCCAGTATGAGGTATTATCCCCATACTGGATTAGAATAATTCACATTCTTCATCGATATCACTTAATGGTACACCAAAGTCTTTCTTCTTCTTATTACTATGGAAATATACATCCCCAGTAAAGTAGAATCCATGTCTTTTGATATAAGACTTGGTGACTTCTTTAGATATTGTACCAGCATCATCATTATCAAAGTAGAAATGCCATTCCATATTGAATAGACCATATCTACTAGCTAGATATTGTATAGCTGATATATAGTTAGAACCAGATGTGGCTAAATATATACCAGGCTCTTGATTACGTACATTAAAGAATATAGACAATATATCAAATTGACCTTCTGAGAGATGAATTTTAATAGGCCCAGTGGGTATACTAAGGCAACATGGGATTGTATAGCTTTTAACCATTTCATCGTTCCCAGACATATTGATTATAATGTATCTGGGAAGTTCATTATCATAAATATGACGCAAAACTATCCCAGATTGGTCTGCTGTAACGAATCCAATGTACTCATTATTGAGTATAACAAAATCATCATCAGTCATTCTCTTATACTTACGTATCTTATAATATATAGCATCATTTGATAAATCAAATACTATACGACTATCTATATATCTCTGTATAGGATAGTTCAACCCTAAACGACCATTAAGATAATCAAGTTTCTTCTGTATAATCTCATTAGGTAACTTATTACCACTTTGCATGAAATTATCATATAGCTTATTGTAATTTATACTAGAATGGTTTCTCTTCTTAGTATACGTGGAATGATCAGAGTTCTCTCTTACTTCCTGGTTATAGATATTGACTTCTTTGATAGTATTAATATCTCTTACACCAAGTTTCATTAAGATCTCTTGATCAACTATACCACGTTCATTACATTTGAAGCAGTTATACATTATAGGTTTGTCTTCTTGGACGCTAATGTATAAATGCTTCTTACTAGCACTAGATGTATGTCCACAATATGGACATCTAGCTACTAGTTCTTTTCTTTGGGCTGCAAACATTGAACCCTGTATGCTATCTTTCAATAGCTCTTTTAAACTATAGATGTCCATATTATTGAACCTTTTATTTTTATGCCTCTTTGATTAACCATTCAACGTATTTACTGATTGTACCATCTAAAATACGTTGTATAGATTGGAGACCTTTAATCATAGCATCCGCATTATTAGTAAATTTAGCACCAGGGAATTTCTTCTCAATACCTTCACGGATTTCTAATATACCTTCCCCAACCTTATTTAGGTCAAGTTCTTTAACATGATATTCTTTATCTAAGAAATCTTCCAAATCGGAAAAGATTTCATATAATTGATTGTATTCAAAGTACTCAAATAGATAACCAATCACATATAGAGATTCGTTAGTAATAGTATAGTCTATCTTTGCGTCATACCAGACACCATTGTCTGAATATGTCCACCAATCATCTTTTATCGGTCTATAGATTTCGCCATTATATTCAAACTCAAATACACTACCTTGACTGCATTCATAGTCCCAGTATAGTTCATTGATGATACTACCTATTTTATCTTGTACTAATTTTAATCTTTTTGTGAATTTCATGTTTTTTACCTCGATTGATTCTTAACGTAGTTTATCAAATGCCTTACTAAAGCACTCAAATAAATTAATTAACACTTTTGCATTAGCTTCATTTGTACTGTAGTCGTATTCTTTAGCAATCCAGTCCACCACATCAAGTACATCTTGACACAGTGTAAGGAATGTAACACCCTCACCAGGGAAATCATCATTAAAGAATACATCTAATATACATAATGAAGATGCTCCTTCGGCGAAACTATACCGAATAAGAGCCTTTAATCGACAAAGTCTATATAAAGACTTAGTATGCGATTCTACTGGTTCTTCACGACCTTTGAAATTAGTCAAAACTAATCCATTAGATGTAGTTTTAAATTCATAAGTATCACCATCTTTTACAATGCTTAATACATCCTCTAATAGATCAAGAATATCTTGAGCGTAATCATCAAAAGACGATTCAATTTGTGCAATCTCTGCTAATTTACTGTAACTCATTATCTACTAGCCTCCGTATATATGATATCAAGGTCTAATAATGCTTTATGTGCATCTTCTAGTTTATCAGTGATATCTACATTATATGCTGCTAGTATAAACTTTTCAGCATTAATTAAGATGTCGTTGACATCTTTAAATGTGATATCTTTTCTATCTTTAGATAGGAATCTTATTCTTCCATAATCACTAAATAGATCATATAGTAAGTCATAAGCTACACCACTTGAGTATGCATCGATATCATCATAGAATAGATTAATGTAATCAAGAAATCTAATAGAGTCTATTAGAGCATGATACACTTCAATCTCAGAAGTTATCTCTACAATGTCTTCACGTATAGCATTACCAACTTCTTTTTCGCAAATAAGATAGATATTATCGTTTGTAGAACCTCTGGATGTGAATCTACAATGGATATCATCTTCTACTGTAACAGTAAATGGATTTTCATCCATTACATATGATAAAGTCTTTACAGCAACTTTTACTTTCTTATCAATAGCAGTCTGTTTATCAAAATAGCTATAATACATGATCATTACCAACTTTCTTTATCAATAATACTAACTAGCATTGGGTTATATAAATTATTGATAACTCGTTGAAGAGTCATTATAACTCTTTCGAATTCGTCAGAAGATACGTCAAACTCTACATTAGGGAATTTTTTCATAACTTGTGCACGGTATTCATGCAAAGCATCAGTAATTTGAGACGCATCTAGTTTACCAAGACAATCACTCATAGCATCTGCCGTAGCTCCAATAAATTCTTCAAAGCTATTATAGCTGATATCATTTAGAATCATTAGTACTTTATGAATACTAAAAGTGTCAATTTGTTTTATATTGACAGTTGGTGGTGCAAATCTTTTAGTATTATCTTCTGACTCATCTTTATAATAGAAGTTATCATCAGTTCTATAATCTACCCCTGTAGGCCAGTATGCTACATCACCAACATGGAAGTCTAGTAGATTGGTAAAATCATCATCATATACTTCATTAAGATATTCATATAAGAAACAGCAGTATTCGCTGATAAGGTCTCTAGCATCATTGTAATCGTTATATCTACTACCAATTACAGCGTCTAATTGCTCTAGTTTATCAGTTACTGATCTTGATTTCTTTCTATCCACAAATACATTAGATAAAGCAGTTAGTTGTTGCTTAGTTTTTGCTTTTAGAATAGCGATAGATGCTGTATCATCAGTATCTTTATATGCTTCATCATATTTTACAAAGAAGCTTACTGCTTCATCTGCTAGTCTAAAGCATTCTTTACTATTAAACTTTCCACCAGGGATATTATCTATAGCTACTTTTAGACTTTTATATCTAGGGTTAGCTGGTGTATTCCAAGTAACAAACCGTTCGATATGATAAGTCAACCAATATACTTTGTCAATGAACTCTAATACATTACCTTTGATTAATACTTTCTTTGTACCAATGTATTGTATAGGTTCACCGTTTTCATCAGTACCAGAGGCACTACTATGGCCTCCGACACCTTTTAAGATTTCGCTTTTAACGAATTCTCTAAATCCACGACATCTTCTAACAACGTCGCTAATATAGTCGTCACTTTCAAATAGTTTTCCATACATAATAGGATTCTCCTTTACGATAAAACAATTAACTTTCTAAATCTACCCAATCATCAATACATAACGTAAGAACTCATCATTGATTACATCAGAGTTAGACATGATAGGTGCACCAGTATTCTCTTGATTATGATAATCAATACATGTGAACTTAGATGATAGGATAGTTGCTAAAAGAGCCATAATATAGTTCTCGGTTTTCTCGCTCTTATATCTGTCAATAAGCTTTCTATACTCAGGAGAAGATTGAATCTTAGTAGATTCTTTCTTATTAACTGAGTTACGATTTACACGTTTAACTACTTTACCAGATAGAATAGCTGCCATAGTATATAGGCCTTTTTCGCATAATATTTTTCTACTAGCTATAATAAGTTTGATATAGCCAGTTAGAGTCAAAGACTTTAATGCAGATGGATCTCCAAAGTATCTTAAGAATAAATAGCTAACTAATTCCCGTTGTAGCTCATTTACTGGAGATACTGCATCTTTAGATAACTCTTTTTGATAATAAGCTATTTCTTCAGGGTCAAATGGACCAAACTCATTATCAATAGTTTCCATAACCCGTTCATAGTTAACTTGGTTATGTAATAGTAACGACTCATTTCTTTTACTCATATGAGCTTCAAAGATATCTAAGTCACTACTGCTTTCATCATCACGTTTATCATGATTAAATCTATTGAAGACATAATCATACTTACCATCTACTATCTTAAAGCTCAATGTCTGTTCGATACTAGTATGGTTAAAGTGAACTACGTTTCTGATGTAAGTATACTTAGGGAATAACTGAATGATTACGTTGTTTAAGATATTTGCTGCTTGTTCATGTACACCAACAGCGGCAATCTCCAACTTAACCCATAACTTAGTATTCCGTTTATAGTTAACCATTACACCATTCATTACTGTTTGGTATAACTTGTTAACTAAATCCATTTCTGGATGCATTTCACGAAGAAGAATATTGTAGAAGTATATTAAGAACTCATCAATATTCGCTACTTGTCTATGAAATGCAAAGTGTGTTAATAATGGAATAAGTATAACTTGGAATAGACTTACTTCCATCATAGCATGGACGTGTTGGTTATTGTAGTTTAATACAATATTACGTCCTTCACCATCAAATGAACGAAGCTCTAATACACAGTTAGCATCATTCATTTCTTTAACTTTCTTACCAATATTAGAATCCAGGATTAATCGTCTAATATCCCATTCTAGATTGGCTTTGTTATATTGAGGATATGCATCCATAGTTGCTTTGATGTATGCATATGCTGCTAATAACTCATGCTCAGGGTCATAGAACTTTTCAAAGTAATTGATATACTTACAAAAGTGCTCCTGCATGTCAAAATTAGCCTTAGGTATGCTATAGCCTCGTTTAGATTTTAGGTTAAAGATATCCAGATGCACGTTTAATTCTGGATCTTGTCCTAACTTCTCAGCTATAGGCATATATAAAGCTGAAGGTATTTTCTTTACAATTTCATCTTCTGGTAGTGGATCCCATCGATCCACCAAAGGAATATTATTACTGCCTTTTACAAATAAGTGCGGTTTTATCACCTCCATAGTTAACTTATTTGGGTCTAGTACTTTACTTTCGACCTCAAATGGTAGTTTGGTAAACATCGACATTCTGTAATCTTTTAGTTTCTCAGATGCTTGCATTTAATATTAACCTCCCTAATACGTGCACAGATATAATATATCATTATATCTTACTTTCGTTTGACAGATCCTGTTGATTTTGTGCTACGTATTGACTTACTTGCTTTACTAATTCCAACTCTCTTTGTATTACCTATGGTCTTAGATGAACCACGATCTCCACGAGCAGTGGATTTCCCTGTTGTTTTAGAAGTGGTACGTTTAGTCTTAGTACCATATTTCTTTTGCTGTTTTACACGTTCAGCAATTTTAGTCTCAGCATCAGTAATCTCTTTAAGATTTACTGTACCATCTTTATATTTACCCTTATCGGTAAGCTTATACTTATTGATGGTCAAATACCCGAAGTATAATATCTTAGCATAGTTAATTACTAGATTAGGGTTAGTTGTTTTAGGTTTATCACTAATAGCTTCTGAACTATACTTCTTCTCTAGTTCAGGAATAGTTAAACCATTCTTATGATATGCATAAGAGAATGTGTACGTAAAAGCTGGATCATTACTAAAGAATTGTACTTTGTAATCTTCTAGCTTAGTATCATGCTCATCCCCAGCTTTAACTGGAGAGAATTTATATATAACGTCATAAAAGAATCTAGGGATATTTTCTGATGGTATCTTCATAATGCACCAGAAATTACCTTGTTTATCTTTTATGGCAGTGTATTCAATCTTATTATTGTAGTCTACTAATACCTTAAAGAACTTCAATGAGTACATAGATGTCAATGCTGTTCTATTACCAGCAAATGATGCACCTGTACCTGATGGGTTCTTAATATATTGACGTAGAGTCATTATCTTTTTAGCCATAATAATTCTCCATCATAAACTACCGTAGGTTAGAGTCAGTGACCCTAACCTTGATAGCTGTTCGTTTATTTATTTTTCTTCAGATTTCTTCTTTTCAATTTCACGTATAGCATCATACATATTATTCGAAGCCTCTGGAGTCAAGAACTGATTACATGTAATTAGAATAGTCATCAATTTGGAAATGATAGTCAATACTGCAATATCAGAACGGATAGAAGTAACTACGTCTTCAGAACGTTCACCTGTAGTAATATCAATAGGCATTCTAGGTAATAGTTTATCTTCACCGCCTAGTGCAGCAACCATCATTTGATGTACAATACCTTGATATTCATATTCACTATAACTTTCATGAATTTCAGAACGTTTAGTACCATATAACAATGCTACAAGATCCAAGTAAGAGTTATAGATGATAGAAGAGATAGCTGCTTCCAATGTAGGAGTCTCATCAAAAGCATTACCATATTTCTTATATACATCTTCAGCAGCAAATAATCCTTCAAGGTTAGATGCGTAACCAAAGCCATGGATAGCTGCAGACATACAGTTTAATACAGCATCTTCAGCTGCATCAAAACGATTATCACGTTCTTCTTGTGTAGACCCACCAATATATAAGTCTAATGTATTAGCTTTAAGAGAGTTAAGTCTACGTTTAAGTGTACCAAGAGTATTTATATCTTGACCATCACGTTTAGCTTCAGCAACTTCACGTTCAGCATGATCAATCATACCTTGATATAAGTCACTATATTCAGTAGTGCCTTGTTTGTACATTTCACAAGGATTGATAATCTTAGTTTTACTGAAATCAGAGATTACAGCATCAGCACAACCAAAGAAATCATGTACCGTTTCGTTAGTTGGAGCAAGACCTTGTTTTTGTTCTTCTTCTTGAATAGACAAGTCTACATACTTCTTGATTGTTGTAGCATTACATAAACGAGTTAAGTCAAGAATCATATTCTTATCTGTAATATTAGGTACAAATAAGAATGGAATTTGAATACCAGCAGAACGATATTTATAGATAGCTTCGGTTACAGCATCCATAGTAGTATCAATATCACGAGTAGTTCTAGGACATAGAATTACTGTTGGAATCATACCCTTAATATCATTAGCTTTGATTGGGTCCATAATATTACGCATGATAATATTTTGTACATATCCAATCATCTCTGGTGTATCTACAGGGTCTTCAAAGAAGTAGATTTGTGGATGGTTTAATTCAGCAAATCCTTCTTTGTTATTTACATAGACTTTATCACCATAACCAGTGTTAATAGTCATACCGTCATATGTGCGAGTATAGTCTTCATCGATAGAAGAGTGTTTAACTGTGATAAATACTTCATTACCCATCTCTTTATAGATATTAGCGATGATAAGAGATAAGTCTTCATCACCATTAGTAGAGATTTTAGCAATACGATACATATCATCAGGAGTAGCTTCTTTAGCTCGAGATACAATAAGTTCATTAATCTCTTTTACGATAGCTTTGAATGTACGTTCAATCATAACTGGTGGTACATTGTTAAGTTCGTCATCATAAATCTTGATATTTCCCGCTCCATTTGTTGCCATGAAGTTAGGTTCTTCTTTGGTAACAAAACGTTTGTAAATGTTGTACGCAAGAAGTGTTGCAGAGGTGGTGCCATCACCTACTTCTTTGACAACGTTATTAGTCAAATCAACCATAATGTCTGCTAGACTACTTTCGATTTGGCCTAAGAATTTAATATTCTTAAGAATAGTATTACCATCTTTAGTGAACTTAGGTGTAGCGTCAGTTTGCATAATCTGAGTAGCACTACCATAAGGACCAAAAGAAGTTAATATAGAATCACGGATAATCTTTAACGTTTTAAGATTAGTTTCGTGTAGACTATCTTTAGATACGATATTAGAAAGAATTTGCATCTTTCTTCCTCCTTAATTTATACAGGTTTAACCACTGAAGAATATAGGTCTACTGTAAATATTGCATTATCGTCACTATACTCCTCCATAAATTCTAAGTCAGGACTTTCTTCTTCACCTATAGTGGTTAGATTAAATCCATAATTAGCTAAAAATATAGTCTTTCCTTCAACTTTAGGGGTTATAAGTCCAACTGTATCTTTATCTTTTATATATAAAGCATCATAATCATTACGAGCTATCTCTTTTGAATCAAATACTCTAATCAATGGAGATAGTTCTCTTACAATAGCTTCTTCTTTCTTATTATTAACTATAACCCCGATATCAGCTACAGCACCATCAGACTTAATCAATACAGAAAAGAACTTATAGAATTCTGTAAAGTATATATTACGTCTGAGATATAATTCCATAGAGAACTCTTCTTTAAACTCTCCATATAAAGAATCAGCAGAATCTCTATATTCTGGTTTAAGTAGTATATAGATAGGATTCTTTTCTGTTCTAGTAAGAAGAAGCAATCTAAGACTTATAGGGTCTTCTTCTAATACGGTGTCAAAGTATTTAGATTTACCATAATATCTTTGTATTAGAGTTGCTAATGTATAATCCAAATCAAATAGCATCTCAAATTCAAAGATTGCTTTTATTTCAGACATAATAATACCTCATAGGATAATAGGGAATAGTCTTAGACCATTCCCTATATCTTTTCTATCTATTATAAGTCATCTAAAGAACCGTTAGAGAACCCACCAGAGTTATTCATAGTATTAGAACCAGAAGAACTATTACCATCACCAGATAAATCATTCAATAATTTACCAACTGGAGAGTAGTCATATACTGCACGAGCAGATGCATAAGCACTACCATAAGCCATACCATTATAGAAATCTTCTAAGATAGTAATTAAGTTTTCTAATTCAATGTATTTGTAATCATCTGTATTGTGTTCACCATCCATATCATCACGATTGAAGTTGTGTACACCGAAATAGTAATCAGCATTGATTTCATAGAAGATTTCCATTTCAATTTTAGATGCATCATCAGAGAACTTACGAATTGTAATGCATGGGAAGTCTGCTTTAGCTACTTCGAATTCTTCACCAGTGGATACAGTTACAAGTGTTTTACCTGTAGTTACACCAGCAGATTTAATAGCACCATCAGCATCAATGAACTTACGAATTTCATTAGCCAAGATACGTGCTTTAACTGGTGTCAAGAATGCATCAGCACGGTTGTCACGGTCCATTGTATAGTACTCACCATTGTTACCATTAGACTTAACTAAATGAGCAATAGTAAGTTTAAGCATATTATTCCAATAAGAAATATCAATACCAGTAGGTGCTTTATCCTTGTTACCATCTGGCATACGGAAACGATAACCACAGTATACGTTTACAGAACGATTGTTGCTACCATTACCAGCTTTACGTGTGTTAAATAATGATTGTCCTAAAGCCATTTTAAGTTTCCTCCTATAGAAAATCTAACTTAATTTTGATTACGAATGTGTTATACTAGTTATAATTTCCTACTTAGATAAAAATAGGCTACCATAGAGCATTGCTCTATGGTAGAACCTGTTTTGTTATTAGTCATCTTCGCCGTAGTTTACATAAATACGTCGATAGTTACGTTTATATACTTTCTTAGCTACAACGTCATTACGCAATTTGTTATATCGTTCATATAAATCAGCGAATGCTTTACGTTCTCTGTCAGAGATTTGAGGATTATCGTCATTAAGAATACCATCGATAACGCTCATACGACTATTAATTCTATGCAAGAGTAATAGAGCATCGTCCTCGTCATTAACGTTTTGAAGAGTGACAGCATAATCATAATAGTCTTCCTCAATGTCTTTAATCGAAGACATTGTGAATTTCTTGGTCATACTTTGGTATTTCATTTTAACGTCGTCAAATACAGATTCTAAGATAGAAGAATCATCAATTCTAGATAACGCAGTAATCATATGATTCATTTCACGTTTAACTAAACGTACTGGAGTGTAAGAAGCAGCTTTACGTAGTAAACGTATAGTACGGATACGTTGACCTTTGATATCATTGTAGATCCGGATTGTCCATGCAATAATCGCAGAAGGAGAACCACCTTCGGAGAACATGTTTAAGTAGCCAAACTTTTTGAGTTTACTAATAGCACTATTAAGTTCGTTAATGAACCCACAAGACATAATAAAGTCATCAATAGCAACGTTGCTAGTCAAGTCCGCCGTGAAGATTGAGGTTAATTTATGTAATAAGTCTTTCAATCCAAATGTAAGAATAGCTACGTAGTTTACATTGTCTGTAGTACGTAGTACATCATTTGTAGTATCAAGATACAAATCAATCTCTTTTACAGCACGGTCTATTGGACCAGATGAGTTAATCATTGAACCTATATCATGTAGAATAATAGCGAGGATCTCTCTATTAGTCAAACCTAGCAATGGATTAAATAGTTTAGAGTCCAGTTCTACATAGTACTTCTCAATAGTAGTAGTATAATCAGATATAAGCAAAGGATATACATCCTTTTCTTTTAAGACTGGTTGTACGTACACACCAAAGAAGTCTAAGTCTGTGTTATTAGTGTATAAGACACCCTCACATTTGACATCTCTGAAGAACATGTTTAATTCATATGCAAAGTTTCGAAGGACATCAGGATCAGCATCTTGTTTTAACGAATCAATTATAGTTAAGAGATCATTAAAATCATAATTTGTCTTTGCTTTATCCATTCTTATCCCCTTGTGAAAACAAAGAGTGAGCCTATAGACTCTCAGTCTATAGGCCTGCTCTTTTACAAATAAACCACGAATGCTATACTAATTCACCATCAGCATAGTATTACTGAATGTGGATATTATTTTTCAGTTTCACGAACTACACGATCCAATTCGAATGGTTCAACTTTAGAAGTTACACCTGCTGCACGCATAGCATCCAATTCTGCTTTAGCTGCTTGAGCTGCTGGAGTCAATTCAGCTTCTACAGAGTAGGAATGAGGGTTGGAAGCTAAGTCGTATTTTACAGGGTAAGGGTAACCAGTTGGGGATACAACTTTAGTACCGTCATGACGGATGGAATCATAGAAACCATGATCGTTCATGTCGTAACGTTCGTTGTAATCTTTAGTTACAGGTTTAGTATTTTGAACTGTATCACGAAGACCGGAAGCGTTCAAGATACGAAGACGACCTTGTACTGGTTGATAGGAGAAGAAGTGGAAACGTTCAAACGCATGTACAGCTGGGAGAGCGTAGTTTTGTTTGTTACGGATTTCGTTGGATAAGTACAATTGATAATCGTAAATAGTGTAGATAACACGGTCGGTGTTACGAGGGTTCAATACGATGATCAAGTTGGAATCATTACGAAGTTTGTCGGAAGAAACGAAGTTGTAAACACGTTTGTCGGAAGTTACAACTGTACGTTTGTAATCCAATTCTACAGGACCAATGCTGGATGGGGATTGGTAAGTGTATTCTACTGGAGTAATACGACGAATCAATGCAGGAGCACCGATAACGGAAACAGTTACGTTAGGATCGTTCAATACTTGGAGCAATGTAGTTACATACATATCTAATTGGTCCATGAACATTGTACGTCTCCAGTTTACTGGATCCATGTTATAAGTGTCTGGTGGGCAGAAGTCGAATGTAGCTGCAAGTTTGTTAGCTGCAGGCATAGTTTTGAAGGACAAGTCCAATTCTTTACGGATTTTGTCATCTTTGTAGTTACCCAATACGTCTTTGATCAAGCCAAGAGTTTTGGACAATTGGTCAACGTTGTATAATGCTTGAACGTCTTTTACTTCTTCAGGAGAAATAGGAACGTTGATAGGGTTAGCATTAGGGATTTCTACGATTTGAGTTACAGCATCCCAACGTACGGATGGAGTATCGATCATAGCGTTGGAAGTGTCACGTTTAGAATCGATGATTACACCTTTGATGTCAGCAGAACCAACACAGGAAATCATGAATTGATTGTTTTTAGTGTAACCAGTGATGTAACCTTCAACTACGTCTGTAGTACCAGGTTTTACGAAGTTGAATTTAGTAGTGATTTGACGGTCTAATTCACCATAGCCAGGTTCGAAGCGACGAGGGCTAATAGCGATAACCAAGTCACCAGTATTAGCTGCAGTTTTAACGCCTACAGTTTTGTAAGTTTCACCAGCAGCATTTACAGCTTTGGAGTCAACTACGATAGCATCGCCATCATGAGCGTTAGTACCGTCGATTACGATACCAGTGATAGCTGTAGTAATGGAGTATGCATCATAAGCTTTGTTGAAACCATCTTTAGCACCATAAAGAGCCAAGTTCAAGGATTCACGCATAGCTTTTTCGTCAGCACCACCAGGGATGATAGGTTTAGTTGGGTTAACTTCTACGAATACACGACGTGTAGGAGCAGAAGATTCCATCAATTCGAAAATACGATTTTGTTCTGTGAACATATCGATTTCAGTACCATCAACACCGATCATTTTGCGCACTTCCATGCTCAAAGTGAACTTAGGAGTTTTAGCTACAGCTTTAGGAATAACGCCTTTATCGAAAACGTTATTCATCATCATATTTTTGTGTAAAGGTAACACAAGACCCATTACAGGGTTGTAAGAACCGATGGAAGCATATTCCAAGATACCTTGACGGTCATTTTCGAAAAGTTGTTCCATCATCATTTCGTGGTCACGAAGACCTGCTGGGTTGTCAGCAAATTCGTCTGCATCAGCAGATTCATTTACGAAGAAGTTTTTAAGGGCACGAGCAGCGTCCTTATTACGCATTAAACGAGCAGACTCAGTAAAGAAGTCTGTTTGTGTTTCGCTTGCGATATTTTCCGCCATTTCTACAATGGCATTAGCGAATTCGTATTCAGCACCTTTATGGAAAGAACGGCTGGATACAACATCGCTAGATTGATTACCTACAACTGGCATATTTGTAGTCTCCTTTCAGGATAGTTTAATTTAAACATTAATGCTCAAATTAGCGCATTTTAATATATTGTTATATTAGCTAAACAGGGCAGACTGGTCACTCAGTTTTTTCTGTATCGTCTTCTTTAACTGTAGTGGCAAGCAGTTTGACAAGTCTATCTAATATAAGCAGCGAATAAAATAGTTCAGACTTATTCTCAATATAAGACTTAGTCGCAAACGTATTAATGATATAGTGTTCAACCGTATCACGTAATTGTTGCGTAAGTTTAGTCACACGTAGTACTATATTGATATTGTCTGGAGTCTTAGCAATATAATCGATCTTAGTAATAAATCGATTGATTTGATCATACAAATCCATCCATCTAGTCTTAAGTTCTTTTATTGCTATATTTTTCTGTTCTGGTTTTAGATTGTTGAAAAGGTTATCTTCAATGGCTTTGATATCAGTATCTAGTTTAGGGTCTCCACCAGTACTACCATCATCAGTACCAGCATCACCTGTACCATCTCCAGAGTCATCAGTGTCTCCACCGTTATCGCCTCCAGCATCAGGTACATCTTCACCATCTTCGGATGGAATGTCATCACCATCTTCACCAGAATCTGGTTCTATATCATCACCATCACCTGTACCATCTCCAGTATCGTCAGTACCAGCATCTGGAGCATCATCTCCGTCTTCAGTTGGTACATCTTCACCGTCTTCTGATGTATCAGGTTCGATATCGTCTCCACTATCAGCAGCTCTGTCTGCAGTGTCTCCACCGTCATCATCAGCTGGAATATCATCACCTTCGTCAGGTTCTACTCCATCATCTTCTGGTGCATCATCTGCAGTATCCCCACCATCTGTACCGTCATCACCAGTATCAGTATCATCGTCATCAGTAGGAACTTCATCGTCTCCATCATCAGGTTCAACATCGTCATCGGTGTCGTCATCAGCGGTATCATCTGCTGGTGGTTCTTCTTGAGTATCATCATCTTCTGGAACTTCATCTCCATCTTCAGGAACATCTGGTTCCATTGTATCATCATCTTCAGCAGGGGTATCTTTTTTCTTCTTATTATCCTCTGCTTCAAGGATAATAGAATTAGTTAGTTCGTCAAGGAATCCCATATATTATCCTTTCATAAAAACTCTCATATTTATTCTAAAATCATTTAACTTGGTTGACTGTTGACCATACATCTCTATTAGATCTAATACATTTTTTATCATTCCAGATTCAAGGTCTCGTTTCACATATCGGAGCATTGATGTAAGTTTACTAGTACCCTTAATAATTATAGGATATTCACACAATTCTGGATGTATTGTAAATATAGGATACAAATCTACACCTTCTATGACTATCTTATGTGGTTTAGAAATACAGAATTCAATTATCTTAATAATCCATCTTCTACGCTCAATAGTAAGCTGTTTCTTTTCAGGGGTCATAGGGTTCTCCCCATCAGCAAATACTCTTGACCATATATAAATGAACTTTAGGTATTTAGGGTTCTTATTAATAAACTCATAAAAAGTTTTATAGTGTTTCTTACAATAGTCGACTAACCAATCAATACTTTGTGGATAGATTATAGCATCCAAATTCAATAATTCAGCATTATGCTTTTTAGCTAATTCGAATGATAGTGTTGTCTTACCAGATGCTGGATATCCTAATATGAAACACACATTGAATCCTTTGCCACGGTCAAATCTATCAAAGTTTACATATATATCATCATCACTAAAAAATAATGGATGATCTATCTCTGATTTAAACAAGCTCATTATTAATCATCCTCATCTTTAGATTTACTAATAGCTTCACCATGTTTAACTACCATAGTATATCCAAGCTTTTCTTTTTCACGGATAAGTTTTTGTTTAATCTTCATAAGATTACGAATCTTTTCTAATTGGTTCTTTTCTTCGGCATCTTTAAGATAACGGTTACACATATTGATTTCTATTTCTAGTTCATCCATAAGTTTTCTACGTTCATCAGCAGATGCTTGACGTCTAGTAACCCACCATCCGAATAAACCAATTACAGATAACGTTGGTGCTACCATATATAATACACCAGTAGTGATAGCTAGTTTAATAATAGTAGATGCTTTAGGGATAAACTTATCAGCAATAACTTCTTCCCTGGCATTATCTTCTGTATCTTTAGTTACAGCAGACATTAAGTTCTTAATAGCAGCATCAAAAGTACGACTAGCCATCTTTTCATTATCAGATAGCTCAGTAAGCTTCTTATCTAGTTTCACACCAATAGCTTTAACTGTATCTAAGAAACTCATTTCCATATGTACTTTTTCTACAGTATCCAGATTAGCCTTACTAGGTGTATTAAAGATGCCTTTGATATCGCATTCTAAAGCATAATATAGTTCACCTAATACATAGAGATATTCTTTCATATCTCGACGTTCTAATTCTTCTACATAACCTTTGAAGATAGCTACTAATTGATTGTAATCATAACCCTCTTGGAGAGAAGATATTTTAGTTACAACCAAATCAAAGATTTCTTTACGAATATAGTCAGATAGAACTAGGCTCTTGGATAGAATCATAGCGAGCTCCTCTGGTTTAGTAGAGTTAATGATAAACTCTTTATATTTGAAACCAGTATCACTATCTAGTTTTAATGCTCTCCAAGTACGGATAATATTACTACGGAGTAACTCATTACCACCATCATCATAAAAATCTTTATCGATATGATTAGTATCTTCTTCAGTAGCTTCAGTAACTACGGAAGAATGCTTAATAATCTTTCTAAAGCTTTCTTGTAATACATTATCAGTATCTCTAACGAAGAAGTATCCAGTAATAGCTTCTAGTACAGCATATCTATCATAATCACAGTTATACTTATCTAATAGATAGAAATAGTTTTCTAGAGTGATCTTATACTTATCTTCGATAGGAAGTTTGTAAGTATCAATCAACTCAGCAAACTTAATAGCATATACTTTAGATTGTACTTCATTGAATACATTCTCAGAGATAAGCTTATCTGTATTAAAACGTTTATTAATCATTGTATGATTCTTAATAACTCGGTCATAAGTACATAGAGCATTAGCCTCATTAAGAATCTTTTCTACAGCATGGATATAAGCATCTTTTTGATGCTTAGTAAGTTCAGTACTTTCATTGATTGCATCCGTACGGTTAGCAAGAATATTCTTCATACTTCTACGGATACATTCAGGGTCTTGTACTCGACGTACACCTTCCAATACTCGGCCAAAGTATTTCTTTACATGTACAGGGTTATTAATCTCTAATGCATCAAGATATAAACCAATAGACTTAGCTACTGATTCATCTAAGTTAGCATCCAAGTTTAAATGGTTCTCGATTGCAATTTTCAAATTTTCCTCTGTAGGATTTCTCCTGGCTTTTTCATAAGCATAAGCCATGATAACCCCACTAGGTTTACGCTTACTTTCTAAGTATGCTTTACGTTGTCTTAGTCGTCTTAGCATTTTTACGTTTTACCCTCACTTTCTATGAATAATTGATGATTATATATAGGTTCTCTAATTAATTTACCCAGAATGCACTTATAAGGGAAACATATAGTTAATTTTAATCCCATAAGAAGAATCGGAGGTACTATATAGATGTCCATTAAAAACATCCCATACATTATCCACGAAGCTCCTATGGCTATCGCATCTTCTGAAATTGTGTCTGAGAATAATGGTAAGATCATTGCTCAAACTATTTTACAAGACTTAGGTGTACAAAACCGTAATAGACGTATTTACTTACCTAATGACTTATTGCCAGAATTGCGTGCTAGTCGTGCTATGGAGCTTCTTGAAACTGGTAATCTTAAAGGTGAATTAGGCCACCCTATGAGCCAAGAGTTATCCCGTCAACAAACTATCGATCCAGTATTAGTTTGCTGTAAATATCTTAAACTTTGGAATGAAGGTAATCTTATTAAAGCTCACGTTACTGGTACTAATAACCAATACGGTGACTACTTCAATAGAGACCTTATGGATGGAGAAAAACCATCTTTCAGTTTACGTGCTCTAGGTACTATGCAAGTTAATGGTGGTAAGTCTTATGTAAAAAATATTAAAGTTATCACTTGGGACCGTGTAATCTACCCTTCCCATAAAGTAGCTTACGTAGAAAAGCTTATCACTGAATCTGCCGATGTCGATACAACTTCTATAAATAGCAACCAAGTTATAGTAGAAGAATCTTACCAAGGTTCTATTATCCCTATTACTAACTGCCCACAAGTTAAAGATTTCATTAAAACTGAATCTGCTAACTTAGATATTATGGCAGAAGCATTTGGTATTAGTTCTTATGATAGCGTTGCTGTTACCAAAGAGGGTACAATCCAAATGTTTAACCAAGATGGTTCTACATTGGTTATGAAACCTGAAGACTATATCTTAAAAGAAATTAGATCTTACGCTGAAAAGAATTTCTAAGAAAAAAATAAAAGAGAATCTAGGTAGAGTCAATGACTCTACCTAGGTTTTACTATCAAAGCTATCTTATTTGGAGTTACAAATCTCCAACCCATAGGCCAGTAGTTGTCATATACTTCACCATAGTACTCAAAGAGTTTATGTGATGGTACGTATATACCATTACGTCTTACTGGCAAATCACCAAATTCTTTTATACCTGTAACTACATCACAATCTCTAGGGATATTAGTCATATCACCTAGCATTACATAGTTCAAATATATAGGGTATGTAGCAGGATTTCTGTAGACAAAGTTCTTATGATCAGAATACTCGTCTACATAATAAGTCTTTATAAAGTCTACATCTATTTGGTAACCTAATAGTTTAGTTAACTCATCTAATCTATTAAGCATAAATGTACCAGTTCTATACTCATTCTCTGCTTCACATTTATCAACCAATCTATTCTGGAAATGTAATTGATAAATGTCTAGAGCTTGTTCACAATGAGATAACTCATGTAAAGTAATCTCAGTGACTCTGGTTATATACCGTTCTATGGTATCTTCATCTTCACCATATTTGAATATAGTTGGCAAGCTTACACTAATCTTACCAAATACAGATGTATTTGCATATGCATCTGGATCTTCTCGTAATGGAGTATCCAGAACGTGTAATGTAGTGTATGGGTGGGATGGATTAATAATCCCGTTGTACTTAAGATAAACTTTAATAGCAGCTTTCCTCATTAATCTAGAGGCCACTTCATAAGAAATACGCATAATATCTATCACCTCAACATTATGATATATAACCAAAATAACCCTTAAAGGAGGCAAATAGGCATGGCATATAATAGAATGACAGACGTCATTAATAAGATCGAACGACGTCTAGGTACAAAGCCATTAGGATTACCACCTGAATTAGCTAAAGATAAATGGGCTAGTGAAGTAATCATTCCAGATACACTATCTACATTTAGTAGATATTTCCCTCATATGATTAGAGTCTTGTTGACTAAAGACGATCAACGTGGAGACTATTATCTTCTTGATAGACATATCCCAGAGAACTATGAAATTCTTGGTGTTAAAGATCTTATGTGGGAGGATTTGGATACTACAAGAACTGGTGTACAGCAATATGGTACATACGTTATGTCAGCTAAAGCATTAAGCTTTGATGATATGATGCTATCTCAACAATATTCAAATATTGCATCATTGTTTAATAATAACGTATACGTTGAATACATTCCGCCTAATATGGTTCGTGTAACTATGAATATGGCAGGTCAAGTATCTAATATCTTAGACCAAATGACTCTAGGTGTATTTGTTAAACACCCATCTAACCTAATGACTATTGAACCAACTAAGATGGAAACATTTGAACGATTGGCTACAGCTGATGTAGCAACTTGGCTGTTTGAATACTTAAAACACTTTGATGGTATTGAGACAGTATTTGCTAATATCGATCTTAAGTTATCTTCTCTTGAACAACAAGCATCAAGACGTGAAGAGATTGTACAGTTCTTACAAGAGAACTATGTCAACCCAGCAAATGGTAATCAGCCAATCATGTACACAGTATAATAGAAAAAATCCCACTATGAGGAATTTCTTCATAGTGGATATTTCTTTGTTTATAATGAGATATTATTAGTTCCAAGTAAACCAGTTGTACCCATATACTTAGCCATAGTACTAGCATGTAATAATGGATTATATGTAGACAAGAATCTTTTAAATCCTTTGATGCGGTTTATAGTTACATTGAATGAATCTTCAGAAGATTCATTGAATACAAAACTTACACCAGCATAGAACGATCCAGTCTTCTTATTATCAATAACCACAGGTACACAGTATAATGATGCACCTCGATAGTCTTTCATAAGCATAGGTCTTACTGTATTAGAATTACATCTTAAGTCATAAGATACACCATCTTTACCAACCACATAGTCAAATGGTGAACCCTCTGCATTTACATCACAGACTTCAAGAATTGTATCTATTAACTCACAGAACTCATCATAGTTCTCCCAAGTCAAATCTATAGATACATTACTATTACCACGTTGTGTTAAAGACATATAGTATTTATATCTAAGATTCGTAGTTATCTTATTACCACTATTAACTATAGTATACTCATTGTGTAATGGACTAAACTTAGTATTACCGTTTCTTAGTGTTGTAGTATTGAATGCTACAGTAATCTTCATAATCAGATTATTACCGAAATCAAATACTTCCTCGCTTATCTTAGTATATGATTCAAAATTTTCCATAGTGCTTCCTCCAAGAAAAATTAACTTTCATAAGATAGTTAAAGTCCTTGTAGAAGACAAAAAATAAAGACGGGATTGGTTACCCGTCTTTATTTAACAGTGATTATGCAGAAGCTTCTTCTGTAGTGTTTTCTTCTACTGTATCTTGTGCTTCTTTTTTGGTTTCTTGTTGTTTTGCAGGTTTAGATGCTTTAGGAAGTTCCAATTTGATATTGAAACGTGCTCCTGTAGAATCTAACCCTTGAAGGATCAAGATACCGTTGGCCAAATTAGATTCTTTTTTATTGTAAAAGAATCTTTGACCTTCCCCTAAGCTATCTGCTTGGGTTTTGATGCGTTTATACGCATCTTTACCTACTGTTTTAACTAGAATATCAACTACGTCCTTTTTAATGGACTTTAAATTGATAAGCTTGTTTAGTTTGTTGTATGCTTTAGCATCATCAACAACAGTAGGTTGTTTTTTAGCTTCACCATTTTTATTTTTCTTTGGTTCCGCTTTTACGGTGATTTTGGTTTCACCGCATACATCCAATAGGGATGCAATTGTTTCATCTTTTACAATGCCATATTTGTCTTGGCGTTTATTGTAATAGATGGAAAGATATTTGACTAATAGGTCTTTAATGACCATTAGTTTATCTTTCTTAGGTTTTGTGGACAACGCACCCATAACATAGAATGCATCACCAATATCGTGGATATTGGTAAGTTTTCCTTTTTTGATGTTCTTGAAAATTTCTTTGGCAAGGTCTTTAGTGACCACTTTACGCATTAAGGCCTTGCAAGTCTTTTCATAATGCTTATCCGCATTAATCATCAACTCGCTAATAGTAAGGCCAGTTGCCAAAGATAAGTCCGCAACATCGAATTGGGCAGCATTTGTCTTAAAATTAATAGTTCTCATGTTAGGTTCCTCCTTATAGGAAATAAATAAAATTGAAATACATAATCACTATTACCAATATAGTATACAACTGAAAATGTCTTAGATAACGAAAATCCGATATAGGCATTGCCTATATCGGAATCCTTTATTTATCTTTATCTTTCTTATATACACTATTTATATCGAATGTATCTCGATAGTCTATAAACATACGGTTTGCTTCATATTGTGCTTTTACATTCTCACGAATTAACTCAAGTTCTTCGGCTCTATTATTCAATGTATTGAAATCTAGCTGGATTTCTTTACAATCTGAAGCATATTTCTTAAATATAGGCTTCTTAGCTCTATAATACTGTCTAGTGGATGTAAATCCTGTATCTACAAACTCAATATAATCAGTATCATCATTTCTAGTTCTGCCTAGAGTCTGTCTAGCTAATACTTCAGACTTAAATGGTTCATTTAAGACAAATGTAGCCTTAAGTCCACGTATATCTAAAGCAGCACCAGCAGACTTAGTTGTAGAGAGAATAATAGTCTTAGATAAAGCTATTTGTTTCTCTGCTTGTGTATATGTGGATGTGAATATACCCACATCACCACGATACTCAGGGTAGTTCTCTTCTATCCAGACTTTAATCTCTTCGATAGCTTGGTTAGTTCCAATATATACTAAGACTTTACCACCTATACGAAGAATCTTATCCATCATAACAAGCATAATCTTTCTAAACTCTTCAGTATTGACTAATGAGTTCATATACTTATTACGATCTAGTCCATACATGTAATTATAACAGTTAGCTCTCATTTGTGGAGTCGGTCTGCTATTATATAGTATAGCATGGTATCTTGTATGTGGATCATTATCAGCATCAAACAAGTCTATCTTAGGTACATTCTTAAAGTATAGCTTATAGATAGTATTCTCATCACTATTACTCCGTATAGGTGTAGCAGTAAGATATAAAGTCTTCTTTGTATTTGTAGCATAGTCTATACTAGCAATATTCTCAAAGTTAAGATGTGCTTCATCGAATACTTTCATATATACATTAAGCTTCTTGAATAGCTCACCAATAGAATCCCATCCAAATCGTTCACCAAAGTTCTTTAGTGTAGAATGGGTTACCATGAATGCTTTATACTTAGATAAATCAGTAAATCCTTTAAGAATCTTGTGTATAGCAGCTGCACCAGTGATTATCAGTACCTCCCTAATGTCGGTATTGGTATATTCGGCTACACAGTTTTGCCACTGTTCTAACCATGCCTTATTTGAGGCAATTACGCATATCTTTACATTCCAATATGCCATAGCTGCTATAGTTACATAGGTTTTACCAGCACCAGTATTTAAGTTTACTGATAACTGTGTCCTATTACTATTAGCCATGTATTCACCCTTAGCTAGAATGAATCTTAAAGCCTCTTTTTGTACATCATCTCTAGGCATATACTTAATAGTGGTCATAGTGGTCTGCTCATATGGATCACTATTATACTCACGTTCCATTTCTACACCTAAAGTCCTAGCTATAAATCCTGTATCAACCCCTCTAGGGAGATACATAAGTTTCTTCTCTTCATCGAATCTAACTCCTACGTATTTATAAGTATGAGTCAGAGGATCGAAGATAGTAAAGTACTTTTCTAATCCAGGTACTTTACCTGGAGTATAATCAGTAACTACTATACAGGTATTTCGTATTATAGCTCTCATAATACCTCCTTTAAAGAGAATACAGTATGGGAATAGCTCCCATACTGTATAGTTTCTTTAGTCTTCAACTTTAACAAACATGCTCTTGACCTCTTTCTTAGTATCATCTATAGATAAGTCTCTAGCTTCTTGATTTAAGAACTCTTGAGGGTTAAGCATGTAATAGTAATCTATAGAAGATGGAGTTTCTTTTAAGAATGTATTAGGATTCTTCAATGTATCCTTAATACGTTCATATGCTAATGAGATAATCAATGATGGATTTTCTCTCAATGCTGTGCTTAATGCAAGTAATTGATATTTGGCTTCAGGATAAGACCAATCAGGTTTACCCATAATATCATCAGCAGCTCTAACTAAGTTAGCAATGATAACTTCAGTATGTACACTCATTACATTAAGACCACCCTCGATGATGGTAGCATTAAACTTAGTAATGATTTCAGGTAATGTAAACTTAGGAGTTATACTTGCAATATTGATAATACGTTGAGCTTGTTCCATTGTTTTAGCTAATTCGTTATTTTGAATACGCATAAAGAATAATGGAGTTTCTTCATTCAATAATGGTTTAGCATTCTTCTTAGCCACATGTAATCGTACATCGAAATACTCACTATCATCATCAGGGATACTAGAGTTAACCATTCTACCAAAGATATCACCAAGATAGAACTTAGATACATGATCTATATCAATTTCTTCACCACCATCTCCATCAATTATCATGAACTTATCGATATATTCATTTAAGATATCAGTATCTTCACGTTCTTCACGGATAGAATCATATTCTTCATCTGTAGTATCTTCAGAGATACTATCTTTATAGATACGAATCTTGACTTTAGATAAATCTACTTCTTCTTTAGGAAGAATACGATTATCAAAAATAGTAAAGTACTTTTGGAACTTAGCAGGCCATTCAATAGTTTGAAGTTTAACTTCAAGAAGATGCTTAGCTGATAATAGTACTTGAGTAAACTCTCTACTGATAAGCTCTGCAGCGAATTTACCGATATTGATATTATTATTGGTATGAGCTAACTTACCATAGCAACGATAGCAAATACCATGACCATGTACAGCAGATGCACATGTAGCTGGACTATATAGATATACAGTTTTACCCTTGAGGTCTTTCCAGCTGTCTTCAGTAATAAGTACATCAAAACCATTAGGCTCTAAACGACACCATCTGTCTATATACTTATCGAAGAAGACTTTATTATCAAACGTAATAGGAATTAAGTTTTGAGTATCACATTTGAAGTTCTTGTCTTCGTGGAGATAGCTTTCTTGAGCTAATAGACCAAGAAGACGTGCAAAGTAACCTGCATCACCAACGTTATCTTTAGCTAAGATTTGTGCAATACGTCCACCAGCAGATTCGATGAAATAGGATACATTATTATTTACACCACCAGTAATAAAGCTATTGGAGATGATGTATGGATATACACCACCCTCACCATCTGGCTTAGCACCAATGAATCCCATAAACTCTCTCAACTGTTTAAGGTTGATAGTTTCTTTTGCTCTAAAAGCATTAGCATAGATATGGTCATATCCAATATACTTCTTAGAGTTCTTTACATAATCCTGAATCTTATCAATCAACTTATTACCATAAGACTTAGATTCAGATAAAGTTACATCATCTAAGTTAGGGTAGATAAGGTTTCTGTATTCAGGGATATTCTTAAGCATCATAACTTCGTCATGTAAGTTTACACTATTAACGAAGAATGGTGCAAATTGGTCCACGAAACTAATATTGAATATCATATCAGCAATAGCTTGATTCAAAGTTTTCAATGGAATAATCTCTCTATATGGACCAATGATAAGTTTATTAATATAGCTTTCGATAGCTCTACCAGGAATACAGTTATCGAAGAATAAGTGTTCTGGTTTAATAGTATCACCGACTTTAACGATGATATTCCAGAAGATCATATTAATCATATAGTGTGCGAATGTTAGTTTAATAACTTTACCACCAATACGCACACCAATCTTTTTAGTTCTCACTAATTCAGATTCAATCATATCTTTCAAGATATTTAGAATGCTTTGGTAGTGAGATTCCCAATTATATATATTAATCTTTTCTACGTCTATGACTATATCTTTACCTAAGACATAGTCAGCATAGATACCGTAATTAGCTAGGTTATTCATAAACGCTCCTCCTTATAAAATAAACCATGTATATTACTACTACTATAATATACATTTATATGTCCGGAACGTTGTTGATTTTTATAGGTAAAATACCCACTATAGAGCAGTGCCCTATAGTGGATACTTTGTAATTATTTTTTATTAGGTAATGCTTTAACTTTGGATGCGGATTTGATGAATTCACGTTGACCAACTTTAGCAAGTTTAACTGCTGCATTGTGGTATTTTTGAACAATCTTAGCGATAAGTTGACGTTCTTTAACACGGTTAAGAACCAATTTAGTCCACAATGGATCTTTTTTGTCTTTAGCCAATTGATAAGCAGCGATTTTTACACGGCGAGCCATATCATCTTGACGGGACAAACGAACCATAGTCTTTTTGTTAAGAACTGCTTTTTCCAATAAAGCTTCAGCTTCAGCGGATTCAACGAATTCTTTACGAGCTTCGTCATCCAATTTAGCAAGCTCAGTGTACAAGTAAGATGCTGCAGTAGCTTCAACTACGCTTTGTGCTGTATCTTCAAGTACAGGAGCGTCTTCTAACATAATGTCGTCATCAAAAAACATGAGATAATCCTCCTTAATATTAAGAATTGATTTAAAAGAAAAATATTTTTCTTGGATTTATATGGTTTGGTAACCACGATTACTGTATTGTTATAGCTATAGCTAGCAATCTGGTTTAAAAATACAAAAATACATAGCTTAAAACACCAAACTAACCAGGAGGTATGAGCTATGAAACTAGATTTGAATGTGATTAAGAAATACAAAGAGGAAATGACTACGTTATTGCGTATGCAATTCCCGACATTGACTATAGACGAAATACAGTTCTTTATTGAAGATGCTATTGAACGGAAGTTTAATAATCCAGATGTACGTATAGATAATAACTATAAAGATATTGTGGTTGACTTACAGTTAACTGATTTAGTTAATAAGATAGAGACAGATAAACCTATCTTAGTTCCTAATGGGTGTTTGTTTAAACAACACGAAGAAGGGTTCACTCCGTTTTATAGACTATTGGAGTCTTATGTAACTAAACGTAAAGCTTATAAGAAGAAGATGTTTGAATTCCCTAAGGGTTCAGATGAATTCAATAAGTATAATCTATTACAGTTATTAGCTAAACGTGATGGTAATGCTACATATGGTGATATTGGTTCACCAGCATCTGCATCATATAACTTATACGTTGCAGTAGGGACTACAGCTACAGGTCGTATGCTTATTACTCATGCTATTAGTCTATTTGAACAAATCTTCACTAATAATCTTAAGTTCCAGAATATAGATGAAGCTGTAGTATTCTTGAATAGGATTATTAAAGAGCCATCTCATATCTATAGTAGAGAATTAGGGTTATCTAGAGACATTCCTATAGAAGAAGTCTATAAGAAAGTTATAGAGTCTTGTGGTGTATGGGTTAATGATACAGAAGAGCATTTCAGTAAGTATAGTGATATAATTTGGAATATCTTGATGTATCAATCTCAAGAAGTACTTAATAAGATATACTATAAGAATAACTTATATAGACTTGTAGTTGATTCATCTCATGTACAAGACTTAGTTAAGAATATCTTTAGTGGTATTAATGAACCATTTATGAATCCTAATGAACCACCAGAGAATATAGTCGAAAGTCTAAATAAGCTTACAACTATATTTATAGAATGGTGTTATATGAGATACATTGTATCTGATAAGTTTGAAAGATGCTCTACTATGACTAGGGATATCGTATTACTTACAGATACAGATTCTTCTGTAATTAGTACAGATAAATGGATTCATCTTGTAGATAATATCTTAGTAGACCATGATTGTACATTGGTTAATGACCTCAAGGAAGTTGTAACTAAAGAGAGAAAAGAGTTATACAACTTCTATACTGATGAAATCGAAGAAGTTGAAGAAGAGACTAAGATTACCGAGGGATATGATGCGGTACGTATTTCCAGTGTAAATATCTTATGCTATATCGTAAGTAAGATTCTTAAGTCTCACTTCCATCTTATTGCTGAGCAATATAATACTTTGACACCATATAAAGTATGTCTTATTGATATGAAGAATGAGTTCTTATTTAAACGTGCATTACTTACACCAGCTAAGAAGAACTACGCTACAATCCAAGAGCTTCAAGAGGGTAATATAGTACCTAAGAATAAGCAAATGGATATTAAAGGTCTTCCAATCAATAAGTCTGTATTCAAAGACAGTATTAAAGATGAGCTTCAAGGAATACTTAGAGAGAAAGTATTACTTAAGCCTGAAGTAGACCAATTGGAAGTTATTGGTTTACTGGCTAAGATTGAAAAAAATATCCATGATAGTATCAAGTCTGGAGAGAAAGACTATTACAAACCAGTATCTGTAAAATCTATATCTTCATATGCAGACCCTATGAGAATACAAGGTATTAAAGCTGCTATTGCTTATAATGAAGCTATTCGTGATGAGGGTACTGAACCAATAGATTTAGATAGCAGAAACTATTTAGAGATACTTAAAGTTAATATTAGAGAGAAAAACATTGGTGAATTACAGCAGTCTAATCCTGTGGTATATGAAAGACTTATTAAGTTCTTTGATAATAATAGAGCAACGTATAAGGGAGAGATACTTGCCGTTGCAGTACCAGCAGATGAACACTTACCAAGCTGGGTATTAGACTATGCTGATTACTTTGAAATCATCAATACCAATATCAAGAACTTCCCATTAGAGTCTATTGGTATAACTAGATTCGAAAAGGAAAATGTAAACTATACTAATATTATAACTATTTAAAGGGAACTGTGTTGTATGGCAAATTTATCTAGAATAGACGATTTGATATATTTCATTGCAGACTGTGGCAAGTTTGAATATGCTCAGACTATAAATGATGGATGGAAAGCTTGTCAAGATGATAAGTTTGAAAAACTTGAGTATCTTATGAATGTATATCAATCAGCTAAAACATCTGCTTGGTTTAAAAACCAACGGTATTCTGCAAAAGTGACGTTTGTTGGGTTATTCCGTAATTTTATGAATATACTAGACCCTAGAAGTAAAGAGTTTGAAGAAATCAATAAAGAATACTTCAAAGCTATTAATGTGCAGAAGACTACTATTACGCAAATTAATGGATTGCTCAACGGTAATAAGCGTAAAAGAATGTAAAATATACCCAGTATAGTCATTGACTATACTGGGATATCTTTTGTTAAAATTTAGGGTCAGTAAGTACATCCCCATCTAATGTCATAGTTAAAGAGAATAATGCTTGAATACATTCGTTAGTATTAGCTATTACTGCTTTACAGCCTAAGTCAATAAAATGGACATTAGACTCTAGTTGCTTTTTAAGCTCAGCATTAGCTTCATCTGTGAATATGCCTTTGATGGTTACCATATCACCATCATAGTCACCACCAATAGATTCCAAATAAGCATTACAGATATTCATTGTATCAATAAACTTATTTGCAGTATTAGTACCAATGTATTCATCACGAATCTTAGGATAGTTCTTATAGAACTTACCATCAAATTCTATACTTTCAGTTTCAATAGTAGATGATAATTTACATTTAGTAGAGAATTGGTTATAGAATGTATCTATAGGGAAACGTGATATAAGAATCATTTTATCTTTTATAGCTTCTGTAGCAGCCATAAAGATTACATCACACCAAGTTAGTTTACGTTGAAGCTCTTTTGCTACACCAGAATCTTTATCTTCAGCAATATCTTCAACTCGTTTAAAACGTGCTTTAAATTTCATGTATAAAGTTTTACCCTTATAGCCAATACGTTCCATTTCCTTAGGACTAATAGGTGCTTCTATTGGTCTAAATCTATCAGAATAACCATGAATGAAACGGTCTAGCTCTTTCTTAAGAACTAAATCATTGAAATAAGTTTGCCAATCATCTATTCTAGGATATAAGACTTCACCCTTGGAACCAATACATTCGTATACTGTACGTCCAGCAAATTGCTCTTCAAAGAATCTTCTCATATGGAATAATACAAATGGGAAGAAGTTAGCAGCTGCTGAAGTCATTGGTAATACTGAGTATTCTAAGTTAGCTTCGATATCTTCAAGATTTTCGACTTTAAGATTTGGAGAAGACATAACTAAACGTGTAGCATAGTCTGTAGTCTTACTAATATTAGTACGACGTAATACACCAAACTTACCAGGGATACCACCATTAGGATTAGATTCTGTACCAGAACCAAACCAGTTATAGACTTCTAATAGTAAGTCTTGTATACGTCCCTTATTAGCATCACCAATATTAATACCATAGTATTTAGATTCTTCTAAAGACTTAGCAGATACTAATACGTTTTGGTATAGCTTATTAATATCACCGACAGAGACTTTACCACCATCACTTTTAACGTCACGATAGTATGGTGGAATGATTAGTAGTTTAGTAATGAAGAAGTTCTTACGGTTACGTTCCAAGAACTTAATAAAACGACTACGTTTAGTAGAACCAGTTTCTCTAAACTTAACCTTGTCTATATTCTTATATAAGAAGTCTAAACCAGTTTCACCATTCTCATCTTCAACAAATTGACCATCAGAGTCTATTTTAAAGAACTTAGTGCCTTTGACGATTTCTTTTAGTTTACGGTCAATTTTACCCCAAATCTTATATACTAATGGTGCTAAGAATCTACCATGTAAATCAATATAAGCAAAAGTCCCAGCACGTGTTTGTTTAGTAATACCAAAGATGATATTAGATAGTAATCCATCATCAGTTGGATTACCATTCACATCAAAAAATATAGGATTCGTTATAGGTTGTAGATTATTCTTCTTTACGAAGTCATCCATATCTAATAAAGAGACCTCTAAGTGATCTCCTCTAAGTTTATCTGCCATATTTTTATAACCTCCGTAGTTATTAATATGTAGAAATCCCATAGTCCTATATGTGGACTATGGGAATTTACACATCTAAACTCTACTGAAAACCATTTGTATTTCAGTTGGCTTATGACATACACAGGAAATTGCAATATTCGTGTTATGGCGATTTATTACCTTCCCATTGTAATCTGTTTCAATGCTTTTAAACGCATCAATATTTGATTTATTACCAAATATAGTAACTGCTACACTATCTTCACATAAGTCAGACTTGACAATTTTATTACCAAGACACCCATATGGTGCTAGCATAAAGTATAAGATATTATTCTCGGTAAATAGACGACAAAATGTAGATAATGCATCTGTTTCTCCCATAATAAATTTAGATGAAAACTCTAGTAAGTCCATTTATGTCTCCGAAAATATCAATTAAAAATAGAATCATAGACAGCTAGTTCAGCATGCCTAATATGACACTGTTGATGGTGTCTCTTATTGTAGTATTTATCTCTTCCAATAGCTTTATATGAACAGCATTCTTTACACATTTGATTTGTACATACTGCACATTCACTTTTAGATCTATCATAGATATAGTTAGCTTCGAAAGAGTTATATATTTCAGGTATACGATTATATTCTAATAGATCAGCTTCTACGTTATCAGTATAGATACCCTCATAGATAGCACAGCAGGTGGTTATTCTTCCTGATGGACTAACTGCTAGCATATTACCATAGTTACATATCACAGTTGGATCTTGTTTGTTATAGTAATCATGTAGATTATATAAATCAATATCAGTATCTTTTACATAGTTGAGTGTATCAGTAAGACTCTTTCTAAAAGTATCCACAACTAGTGGAATGGCATAAGAATTATAATTACGTATAAAGTAGTATTCAATATTCTTATATCCTAATTTGTATAGAGCATCGAAAGTCTCTTTCATATTATACACTTTTTCTGTAATAGCATATCTAATAATGATATCATTAGCAAATCCAGATTCACTTAGTTTCTCAAGAGTGTCTAATGTATTAGATGGTTTATTATCCTTAAGTCGTCTATACGAATCTTCTCCGTCATATGATATACTAATGGTCCTATTCTCACCATGAGTTGCTATTAAGAAATCTCTTATAACCTCAAAGTTAGTACCATTACTGTATAGTCGCCAATCTATTGTAGTGTCTTTATACCTAGTGATTCTCTTTAAGACTCTTATAGCTTTCATAACTAATGGCAATCTATCAGGTGTAAATAATTCCCCAGAGTTCAGTCCTATAGTCAGCTTATCTGAAATATTAATATTCTTAAGCATCTCTAATAGGTCATCCCATCTGGAGAATCTTTCACCACTATTTGTATCGCCATATAAGAAGCAATAGCTACAAGCCATATTACAGTCTTTATTCAGAATCAATTCTAAGTTTGATAGAGTGAAATCATCTAAAGTATTAATTGCTTTCTTAGGTATAGTATACATTAGATGAGACCTTCTTCCATCATTTGCTCATTAAGATCATCAGCTTCGTCTCTAGTTAGTCCTTCGAAACCAGGGATATGGTGACCATTTTCTCTGGCTATATCCATCTCTAGTAGCTGTCTACCAGTGTATTTATTCTTATTAAAGCTTTGCTTTTTAGCTTTGGCTTTAAGATCATCTTCTTTTTGTTTCTTCTTAGCAGCTACACGTTCTTGGTACTTAAAGTATCGTAGGGCTACCATATACCATACAGGAGCATTCATAATCTCCATGATAGTTATTCGCCCACGATACTCATAAGATAACCTATTGACTTGGTCTAGGAGTTCAAAACTTGTACTAGCCGATGTCGTATAAAAACCAATTGTTGAGCTGGAGCCTCAGCAGCTTGGATTTCATCACCACATTCAGGGCATGTAGCTGATGGCATTTGGTAAGAGATATTAATAGATTCAGCATATCTATCAGCATACTCACCAATACGGTCACTGATATCGTTTAAGTCAATATCACTTAATGTATTGAAGATTTTATATAGAGAAGCAATACGATATTTATATGTCTTAACTACATCATTCTTATCTGTACGGAAAGCAATAGGAATCAATGCTTCTTTTTCTTCATCAATACGATATAAGGATTTAATAGTAGCAGCCATACCAACGAAAGTATCATACTTTTCAGTCATAGCTTTATCTACAAAGTTGATTTCAAATAGAATATTGTATAATGTGATAGGACCTACACCAATAGCGTATTTATCAGAGACTTCCATTAAGTCTTCTTCTAAAGTGCAATCCACAGATGGGTCTTTTTGGTAAAGCTTATCGAATAGCTCTTTATCTTTATCAGAACCGAATTTAACCATTTCCATGATTTCACGTTTTTCTGCAAAGATATTATCACATTTAGTATTTTGACATTGGAAGCCAATGATATTAGCATTTTGGAAGCACGCTTTATATACAGCGAAGTATAAGTGGTCAATATCAGCATAGTGAATTTTCTTACACCAGTTTTCAAAAGACCCAGCATTACATTTAGGATGCAAGTGTTTCCAAATCAATTCAAATTGAGCACGTGCAGCTTCAACGTTATTACGTCCTTCTTCTGTATTAATTAAGTTTTGGATTTCAATAGCGGACAATGGAGAAACAGATACAGAAATACCAGTATAAGGTAATACCCAAGTGTAGTATGGAGTTTCTTCAGCTTGTTTACTTAAGATATTACTTGCTGGCATAGTAGATTTAAGAATCTTGAATTTAGATAAATCAGTTTTTGCTTTATTAGGAACTAGCATAGTACGTAATTGATCTTTGAACGTAGCCATACGTTTGTTTAATCGTTCTTCACGTTCTTTTTCTTCAATTTCACGCATCTCATCTGCTAGACCTAAGTCATTAATAATATCATCATCAATGATGTCTAATTCTTTATCATCATCTTCTGGATCAACTACAGTTTGTTCTGGTACTGTAGGTTGGTCTAATAGTTCAGCTTCAATATCATCTACAGTTTCTTCTTTAACTGTAGCTGGAGTTTCTGCTGTTTTAGTTTCAACTTTCTTAGCTGGAGATTTCTTACGTGCTTCTGCTAAAGCAATAGCATTACGTTCTTCGATTTCTTCTTTAGTAAGAGCTTCATCAGGATTTACTTCAGCATTCTTATCATAAGTAGAAACTACACGTACATCTCCACCTTCGATTTCTTTACGTTCTTCGTATTCATCAGCCATACGTTGAACTTCTTCAATAGCTGGACCGAAACGACGTTGGAATGCTCGACGAGTTTGTTCATCGAAATCATTCATTTTCTTTTCGTATTCTTTTTCAGCAAAGTTTTCATTTTCATACTTAGCCACATCTTCGATTGCTACTTCTTTAATAGCATCTTCTGTAGGATTACCTAAGTTGTATAGTGGATTATCACGAATACTTTTAGGTTTTTCTTCTTCTACAGGTTGTGGTGTTACAGGTGTATCTTCAGCTGGTGTTTCTACAGCATTATTATTTTCTTCTGCAGATACATTAGCTTCAGCTTGCAAATCAGATAAGGAAAGAGTTTTCTTTTCCATCTAATAGTCCTCCTTAATTATAATTGGAAATATCTTTTAAAGTAAGGTTATCCTTATTAAAAACTAGATTGACAGATGATGTGTCAATAGTCATTCTAATAAGTAATACATTTACGTTGATAAATGAGCAGTCTACTGTAATAGAAGACATAGGAGCAAGATAAGTTTGTATTTGATTCTTAGCTGTGTCTTCTAGTTCATGTAGTCTATCACTATTTATAAACTTATATCTACTATACAAACCAATACCACAATCTGGATTGTTTTGTAATGTACCAGGTTCTAATAAGAATAATCTAATAATGTCTACAGCTATAGCTCTAGCATTAGTATATTCTGTTGGTTTATTAAATGAATCTACTGATAAAGCGTATTCTTTAATCTTAGATGATGTCTTATATTTATTAGTATCCATAATGCCTCCTTTCGGCTTATTTGGGTAGCTTTAAGCATCTTATTATAAAGTTAGCCCTGTGAAAACATACATGTAAACTGCCCTAAAGGAGGTACATATGGCAACGAAAAGATTCAAATGTCCTTTCTGTGAGAAACGTCTAGAACGTGAACCATTAGTAAGACATATACAAAATAAACACCAAGAACTAATCCCTGAGGGTTACTCTGCAGCTAGAATTGTATTCAATACAATTAATAAAAAGTCTAAAGGAACTTGTGTTATCTGTAAGAATGAAACACAATGGAATGAAAAGACTTGGAGATATAATAAGTATTGTAGTGAGAAGTGTAAGAAAGAGATGCGTAAACGTGCTTTAGAGAATATGCATAAAGTATATGGGAGATATACATTCATGCATGACCCAGAGCACCAAGAAAAGATGCTAGCTAATAGACGTATATCTGGTACTTACAAATATTCTGATGGTACTATGTTTACTTATACTGGTACATATGAGAAACGTGCTATTGAGTTCATGGATAAAGTTCTACATATCCCTAGTGATGATATTATGATGCCTGGTCCAACTATCCAATATGTAGACCAAAATGGTGTTACACGAAATTGGATTACGGATATATATTATATACCATATAACCTCATAATCGAAGTCAAAGATGGAGGTGATCATCCTAACACAAGAAGCATGCCAGAATATAGAGCTAAGCAAAAAGCCAAAGAGTTTAATATTATCACCCTAGACAAATATAACTATATACGTCTTACTGATAATAACTTTGCACAACTATTAGCTATATTCATGGAACTACGTTTCAAGTTAGAGGATCATGATAATACTAAGACTTTCAATATTAATGAATTCACTTCATGGTGTGAGAATGCCATCAAGGAACTTAAAGGAGAAGA